TTACAAACTTTTCCAAATGCCATCTTCACGGATTAATACCTTGATATCAAGGATATCTTCAGGTTGAACTGGTACGAACTGATAACCATCTTGATCGATTCGATAAACGTCAGGGTTCAATAGTGAATGATATGAGGACATAAGTATTTTACCCCAAGGATATTCAATAAATGTTTTAACTTTATGAGGATCTAAAGAACACCTTACAATCATTGACTTGCCAATTAAGTTTAATTTTGAGCCAATAGATTCATCAGGTTCGAAACACATATTAACTTGTTCTCCGCCATACATTTCTAGTAAAAAATCTGCACCTCTATTACTCAATGCTGTTTCAGTGAAATTGAAAAACACCCTCCCGTCTCTAACTGAACTTTGCTGATGGCTATAATATTTACACCAAACACTTTTCATGTACGTTAATTCAGCATCTGTAAAAAGGTATCCATGTTCTTTTAAGAAATCATCTCTTATTTCTTTACCACTCCTTATTGTTAACCCTTTATCTAAAATGCTTCCAGGTTCAGCTCTAGTATAGTGAATACCGACTATCTTGTTTTGCATACAGTATTCATTAATATCTCTCACTAACCCTCGGACATTATTGTTCTCCACTAACTCATCTGAAAATTCAGTAGACACACTAAGCTCCTTGATGCTATTTAGTCGCTCTATGTATTCAAGTGGGAGCTCAAAAGGTTTACATAGGTCAATAGTTACCGCCACATCATTCTGTGTTGTTATTTTATTCATTTATATACTTCCCAATAAACCAGATAGACTGACCCACGTTAGATATTAATTGCTCACCCTTACGTAAGAATGAAATCCCTTCATCAATTCCTGCAAGTGTCAAAGCCTCCCCAATTTTCGAACTTGTAGGGTGTGCATCACCGAGTCTCATATCATACGCACCAACTATCGGCCCAAAAAACTTTCGCGCTTTTTCTTCTCCAATTTTCTGAGCTAAAATATTTTGCAGCAACTTATTAGAACCTAATTTCTCTTTATCCGCATGAGTAGATATCTTTCGAAGTTCCCGTATATTTAATCGTTCTGAAAATAGCCTTACAATATCTTTAGCCAACCGAAGTAAGGATGCTTGATCTCTGCTAGCAAATCTTGAGATAGTATTACTAGCCTCATTAACGTCAATATCATGTGAAAATAGTGAAACGCCGTACTTTTCCTTAAAAACATCTTCAAGCATTTTCATAACTTCAAAAAATAAAAATTCAACGGCATAAGTTTTAGCAGGCATTGCTCTAACCTGCGCAGACAAAAGTTCAGATGAAACCTTACCATCAGGAACGACGTTGTGTGCAGCCCAGACATGCTGCTCCCAGCTATCCAGACGAGCAATATCACAAGCGTAAACGGTAATTAAATCTGCTGCATTTAATCCAAAATGGACATGATTACGCGAAGCAGAAATTAAAGCACCTGTTTCAGCTGAAAACCATTTAATGGAAAATCCGCGAAAGCTTAAAAGTTCGTTTACGATGCTTGAACGAAACCATAACCAGCGGCCAACATCTTCACTATTCAAATTAGATGAAGCGAGCCGAGTTCCATCAGTTTCAACAATAAAATTTGGCAGGTTAGGATCTTCATCTCCACGTACTCGTTTACTAAAGCCTGGATGTTCAATCCACTCCTCCCGCCAGAACTCCCCTTCAATGCGAATACCTTCATATCCCCGACGATTGCCCTCCTTTTTTTCATAGGCAGTATTACTTTCATTTTCCGGCCCCATAACAGGAGCGTCATCTTCCTCATCAATATCTGTCCTCCATGCTCGAAGCATAGCCCAACTGCCACCGTAGACTTCGTCATTAGAACAAACGCTCAGTTGAAAACTACCGCCATCCCTCTGTTCTTTTAAATGATCTGGTAACTCACTGAATTCACTATTCTCAAGGGAAGCAATATTTATAATACGTTGTTTATAATATGATAATCGAAGGGACAAATTTCTTGCGGATAAATAATCATTTAGGAATTCACGTTTAATTTCAATTAAATTTGGTTCACCCTTATCATCAAAATACTCCCGAACCACCTCAACAAAATTTTCTTCGGGTCTTACCCAAACATTACCCTCTTTTACAAGACGTAGAGCAATTATCATATCAGGAATTAACATCCAAATATTCTTATCAATAACTGGCTGTGGATAATCAAAAACCAAGTGAATACCTAATGGTTCATTATCATTATACTCATACTGCTCAACAGGGGAATATCGTCCATCGCTATAGGCATATGGTTTGGTTTCTACAATGCCTAAATCGTTCCAGCTCAGTTCTTCAGCACGATCTTTTAAATCAACTGGAACGGCAATAGATCCGCATCCAAAAAAATCACTTTCATAGCCTATTTTATATACACAACCTTGCTCATTGGTTTTAGTTGCACGTAATGGCACCCAAGTCGCATTTGAATATCGACGCTGTGTCTCTTTTTTCTGAAGAATCCAATCTAATTTCATTGTGCCCCCCCAAACTAACAACAATTTTAAACCTCATACTAGTCAGTTTTATCATACGCAACTCACAAATTTCTTCATATTCACATTACTTCGCCCATACCAGAAAGTACTATCCACTTGATAGATATAGCATAAATAATTAGACAAGACTGTTTGAAGCAACTGTAACTTAGAGCGCCAACAGCCAAAAATCCCCGCTGGCGGTGCCGGTGAGTGACAAGTTTTGACAGGTGCAACTTAGGAGCTGTACCTGAAGTTTTCTAAAGCGGTAGCCGTTGACACTTTTCTGGTGAGGCATAACAAACCATAACAGGCTGACACCTGCCCTGCTTCGCATCAGGATTAACAAAAGTTAACAGCCAAGGCTCAACAAATCTCAACGCCAGCCCTTTACACTTCTGCTGTAGCTGCTGTTCGTAGCCGTCAGGATCCGTTAGGTTGGGTTGACACTTTTCCCATTTTCTCGCGAAAAAGTGTCAAGTTTGAGGGGCTGGGGGGTTTACAGTTTTTCGCCGTCCAGCAGGCAGAGCGCCCTTAATCTTGTTTTGCTCCAGTCATCCGGCGTATCGGGGTGCATTGTGGCAACGTAAGCCAGCTCAGAACGAAGAAACCGTAAAGCGCCCGCGGCACGGTCTTTACCATAGAAGCTGTGGGTTTCTTCATCCGGCCGGAAGAGAATCAGCAGTTGCTCTTCGGACTCGTGCTGAACATCAAAACCCAGCTCAGCGGCTGCTGCCTCTATCCGCTGGTTTAACTCAATACAGTTTCCGGGGCAGAACTGGACGAAGCTGGAGCCGTTCGCATACTCGCAGGACGAATTACAAGCAAAAATGGACGACTGGGGATGGTACTGGATGAAAAGATGGTGCCGATAATAGGAGTGTAACACGCGATAAATCTTGTGTTCGGGTCTTCTTCTACGACCTTCGCAACTACCTGATTTAACGATTTTTACGCACACTGATAATCTGGCATTCACGCTGCACATGATAAACGCCCCTCAACTTTAACGGGGTGGAAAATGAAATACAAGCCGGATCAATACATCATTTCCGATAGTTACGGAATTTATTACGTCAGGATCTCAATTCCTGTATGGCTTCGTAATGCATTTGGTGGAAGAAAAACTCTCGTCCGTAGTCTGAACACTTCCGATCTTCGTGTGGCTCGTAGGAAGCGTGATGTTATAGCCGACGAATTTCACCACATCAGGCAAATTGCAGAGCCGCCAAAACCGGACAGCTTGCAGGACACGATCAGCTTTTTAAAGAGCGTGGCTAAGTACGCGAAAGCTGCCCCGAAAGCATCAGCGCCGATTATCTACCACTGCCCCTCTCTGAATAAGATGTTGGAGATTTACCTCACGCATAATGCTGATCGTCTGAAAATGGGAACATTAAGCAAGACCAGAAAAGCCGTTGAACTGTTCCTGAATTACCTGCGAAAGAAGGATGTTGAACTAAATGATATCAACCGTACCACCGTTACAGGCTGGCTTGATCATCTCCGAGAGACAAAGGCAGTCCAGACAGTGGCTAACTACCTATCAGCAATGGCAAACATTCTCGATCTTGCCTCTTCCCGATACCAGGACGCCCCACCGCTGGAAAGTAACGTGTTCAGGGGGCATAAACTCAACACAGCGCAGAGCCGCCAGAGTTACGAGGCATTCACGGACGTAGAAATTACGAAGCTCATTAGTGCGTTTAACGAGTTAGGAGAGGACGAACTAAGGGATGTGACCGCTATCGCCGCTTATAGCGGGATGCGCATTAATGAAATAGCCAGTTTGAAATCTGAAAATATCCGTGAAGTCGAGGGGGTGTTATGTTTCGAGGTGACGGAGGGTAAGACACGCAATGCGGCGCGGTTGGTTCCACTTCATAGTGCGATTAAAACAATGGTGCTGGAACGCTGCCAGAAGCCGCACAACGGCTTTTTATTCTACCGTGCAAGTGTGACCAAGAGAGAGGACGGCAAGCGCTCATCGTGGCACGTAAACCGCTTTGGACGGCTTAAACGCGATATTCTCCCTGGGCAGGAAAACAAGGTGTTTCACTCGATCAGGCATCTGGTTGCTCAAACGATGGACAGGGGCGGGGTTGGATTTGCAGAACTTAAGCCCGTACCAGAAGACCGGATCGCCCTTCTCCTGGGTCATTCGAGAGGGGAAACGGAGAGTTTCAAGACATACTCTAAAAATGCCGCCTCTCCTGTTGAACTACGGCAATACATCGAATTGCTACGTTATCCAGAGATAGAGAATCTATAAAAAGGGGCGTAAGCCCCTTATTTTTTAAACTCCGTAGTAACAGTATCACCTTCGATTTTCTTAGGTGCATTATTCACTACCTTCTGTTTCACCGTACCACCAATAGATTTATTACCCTGCGTTTTAGTCGCAATTACATTAACTGTAGCAGTGCTAACAAGCCTGATCTGTTCAAATTCAAGATCGAATTGCATAGCAAATTCAGATTTATAATCGTAACTGATTCCAGATAGAATTACATCCTCATACACTTTGTGCTCTGTCACTAATGTAATAGGCTGACGACTATCAAAGATTTTATCAAGATACTGGATAGCTTGAGAAATACGAGTGCCATTAACGCCAGCACTGTATAATAAATCTTTCTCCAGCCTTACCGGAGTTTCGGTAATAATCCCAGACAGCTTGAATGTATTATTCTTTATCTGAACGTGATCGCTCACCTCTGCCCCACTCTCAACGGGATAGCTGGTAATATCAGCCTGTCTGCGTATTCCCGTATCTGTCACGGCATCAAACACAATAGCCTGATAGTTTTGAATGTAGCTATCAGAAGCCGGATTATAAACAGATGCAAGGATAGTGAATCCGTTTTCACCTTTATTACGGGTAGCGCTGCTGTTATTACTATTTGAGGTTGAATTAATCCCTTGCGAGGAATTGACAATAGTTAAACTTCCTGGTGTTGCCATTTATACTTATTCCTTGAGAATGGGCGGTATTACCCGCCCGTTGATGATTGTCCAGAGGAAACAGCAAGCACCATGCGCTGATTGTTCTGATTAATACGCTGATCTACGCTCGCATTTAGCATGTTTCCGAATGTCGGATCAGGGGAAATAGTGAGAGAGATCATTCCTTCCGGTAAGTTATTTTGTAATACCACTGGCTGCACCACTGTATTATGAGCTGGCGGTGTTGCTGTAGCCGCTGCGGATTGTTTCAACATCGAGACAGGAGAATAATCACCGTTAGCGCCCTGTGCGTAACTGCTCACGTCTTTAGCATCGCCTGTGCCATTCCACCACTCGCGCACCGTATCAAACACATTATGTTGGTGTGTGCCGTCCTGGCGCGGCTGGCTTGCCCCATAGCTATTCGCTGTAGCATTATCACCAGGTTGTGCAGGTGCTGACGTAGTGCCGTAGTGCTGGCTAACAGCCTCTTTAGTGGTGTTGTCACCGTTCAAGAAATTCAGCTTCTTAGTGATCCAGTTGGTCATCTTCATTAAGCCATCTACAACATCACCCGCCGCCTTGCCTAAGCCTTTGAAGAAGGGTAACGCCTCCTGCATAGCTTCCTTAAACTCTTTAACCGTCGCAGGGTCGAGAGACTCCATGAAACCTTCGAAGAATGCCAACTTCTGGCTATCGTTGAGAATGTCCATTTCCTGATTAAACTTGCGATAGGCCACAAGCTGATCTTGCTGGGCTTCGTCCAGCCATTGCCCGTTACGCTTGAGCACGTCCACCTGATCAGTGATCGCCTTGCCTTGATTAGAAAATGCCTTGTGATAGAGTCCGAGGTCATCGGCTAAATCCTCAAGATTATGAAGGATTTGCTCTTGTGAATAGCCTTTCCCCTGCATGGTGTTGGTGTAAGCAGAAACGAAGGCGAAAGGGTTTGATTGAAAGCCTTTCAGGTCTTTTTTTGTGAATCCCATGTTCAGGGCTGCATCCACTGGAGCCGAGCCGCCTTTCCATTGTCCAGACTTCTTATCAAAGGTGCTATTGGTGTAGCTATCTGCCAGCTTTTCGGAGATGTCCTTCCCAGAGTCCAGCAACTTCCGTTGCCCTTGCAGCCCCATACCGGAATCAATCCCGTTAGCCGTGGCATACTGCGAAAGTGCCTGTAAAACGTTGTAATCCACCCCGCCCAACTTCGCACGGGCGACAATCTCGCTACGCTCTTCCTGGGCTGTTACAGCATCTTTTCCCCATGAATAAGCACCGTAAGCCGCCGCACCGATACCAGCGCCAGCAAGCGCACCAGTGCCTAATCCCATCAGAGAGCCAGAGATCGCCCCTGTAGCTTTACCACCGCCAGCAAGAGCGTTAGCTCCTCCCGCCTTTGCCGCTGCCCTACGCTCTGCGTTAATGCGTCTGTAGCTCTGCTGTAAGCGCTTAAGCTCGCTGGTCTGACGTTGGAGCGAAATTGTACCTGCTGCATAAGCCTTAGTGATCCGTGACGCTGCCAGTGCCGCCTGGGTTAATTCGACGTTGGTAAGGTGCTGCATACTCTTAAAGCTGCTGGCAGTGTCCAAGAGCTTCAATTCAGCCCGTTCACGGCGCTGTGCGTTTCTTGCGGCCTCTTTCGCTGCCTGAGCCTCTACACGGGCTTGCGCCTTAGCTGCCCTTGCCTTTTCTCGTTCATCGTTGCTACGAGGCTTAGAGGCTTTCTTATTCAGCTTATCTAATTCTCTTTCAGCAGATTTTAGCCCCTGGCTAAATCTCTTCATGTTTATTGTGGGATCTTTTATCCCTTTCGCTTTCTTCTGAATCTGGTCAAAAGCATCAAGGGCTGTCTTCATGCTGTTTCTGTCCACCACAAAGGAAACGGTCGATTTTATTTCTGCGATGTTGATCGATAGTCCACCTGACATTATTCACATCCTTTCTTTTCGTTCACAAGGTAATTAAGTGCATCTGATACACTCATTCCTCTGAAAATAAGTTGTCTTAAATGTGAATGACTCACATCAAGTGCTCTCGATACAGCTGCTAAATTGAGTATTTGCTCTGCGCTTGTATCATTAAGTTGTAAATGTAAGCCTCGACTCTTTAGGATAATTTCCAATTTTATCTTTCCTCTTATTCTGGAAATAAAAAAGGGGCAAGGGCTGGCGCATTTGCTTTGCGTGTTCCAGTTCCCTACGCCCCTGATTAAAAAAGCTCTTCTGTTATTTTCCAGACGTGAAGAGCTAACGTCTATCGCTCATTATTCTGCCGCTTTAATGTGAACGGAGAAGTTCAGGCCGTGGTTAACTGGCAGTGCTGAGTTCTCGGAAATCACATTGATTGCGTTACCGCGCTCGCTTTCGAAGCTCCAGCTATAAACTTCCGCAGGTGCTGCATTAAGAAGTTCAAATGTTGAAGAAGCTGCGCCGTAGATGTTCTGGTAAATACCGCTTCCCTTAGCGAATTGCGGGATAGCGATAGCATCAGCATCACCCATTTGTGCTAATAGCAGCGGATCAGTTACTTTCACAACATCGCAATTTGTGCCTGGAATGCTAAAAGTGCTCACGCCTGGCAGGAGGTCACGACGCTGGAATACTACGTTCCCTTCGTCCAGTGGGCTGACATAGCGGAAAGCCGCTTCCATTGCAGGGCTGAAACGCAGATCGCTATAGAATGAGCCTTTAGCAAAAACAATAATTCGCTCCACTGCCGACGCCTGGCTTTGTGCCGCTTCGGTGATTTGACTCACCATGTCGTCAATGGCACGTAGAGTGCTGCTATCTGTAGCTGACAGATCAAGAGTGGCATTCATCGGGGCTACGCCGAACAGATCGCCAAAGTCGATTAACAGATCGTCTGTCTTAGGCGTATACACCTGACCAGAGAACAGGCTACGAGCAAGATAGCTTTCACGAGTGCGCATAAACGCTACAGCGTGTTTACTCATGTAATCGCTGTAAATGTCCGTCACGGTTTCTTGAATGTCGCTTCCTGGCTTACGTTTGCCCTGAATGTCTGCTGGGACAATGAGATCTTCCCTCATAAAGAAAGGAAGCTCAATAAGCCATTCTTTACCGCTTTGACGGGATGTTACGTTATGTTCGTTGGAGAACCTTGCAGTCGGCTGGTTATAAAGGCTGGTGTTATCTTCCAGCAGACGGGACACACTCACCTTATGAGATGTAACTCCGTCGCCATCAAAAATGTTTAGTGACGACAGTAAAAAATTGCGGGTACTTGTTAGCCCGAACAGTGGACTAAGATCCACAACTTCATTTCCGATAATCATTATTTATCTTCCTTGCTTAAGAGGTGAAAAATTCACGAGTGGCGAAGCCTTGCGCCTGTAATGCGCTGATCGCTGCTGCGTGGTTAGCTGCGTTGAGATTGTCGCTCTTGAGGGCAACGTATGATCCAACGTTGGGAGCGCGTAGGACGTTGACTGGCTTATTACTACCTGCTGTAACGAAGTCTGACACGACGACATAAGCCACATTCCCAGATGTATAGAGAGCGCCGGAAGCGTCTATAACATCGCCGCACTGCACATCAGCAGGAAGAGAAGCGAACACTTTACTGTCTACTGCTGCAAAATTATCGGTCGCAGCACTCACAATGTCTGTGTAGCTTTTACGAACCGGAAAAACGTCTGATAGGGTGATAATCATTGTTTGGTTGATTCCTTTTTTACTTTATTGGCGATCCGTTCCTGAATACTTAATTTATTTGGAGTGGTGTTTTCAGAAGGGAAATACTGGTCTACAGCCTTTTCTATTTCTTCTACAGTGCATCCTGCCATTTCAGCCACTTTAGCTATCATTTCAGGGTTACACAAAATCACTTCATCTTTGTATTTTAGGATTCGGTCGCGATTATTTAATAAGAACATTGTTGTTGTTCCTTCGCGTTGGTCTGTGCATTAATTACGAAAGCATTAATAACGAAAGCGTTACACACAGATTGTTAAAAAGGGGAGGTTAAGCCCCTGGAGAGAATGCCCCTTGCTAAAGAAAGCATTATTAACGTCATTTTTCAGGAGAAATGAAGTTAAGAATACAATCTAATAAAAAGACCCCCGTTTTATTATCTTAGGAGATTTAAAAAGATCGGGGGTACTTTGCATCTGTTAAACGTGAAGCCCTTCACGCTGGCAATAACAGATCTTGATTTCATTATCTATTAGCTGACACTTTCGGGAGTGTTATTAATAGAAGATTGCCAGCTTAACGTAATTCCTGAACCTCTCACAATTCAAGGGTAGTTAAGTCTGACCACCGCAAACCCTAACGGGGCTTGAGATGTAAAAAGCACAATGCTTTTCCGTAAAGAAAGGAGATGCACGGTGATTGCTCACACTATTACCACAACATAATAATGTGACCGTGCATTACCTTCGGAACGACAAAGAAGAAAACAACCGTAGCTAAAGAACATAACCCATTCTTTACGGAAAGACATTGAGGAGAGAGCGCCGCTATGGGAAACGGCATTCTCTGGAGTGCGTATTGACATACAGGGAGAGGAACGTGATTCGATACGTGCTAACGAGAAGTTAGCCATCCCTATAACTTATTCTATAACATTTCTGTTAATTTGTCAATACCTAAATCGACATTTTATTCACTTTAATTGCATTTTTATTCAAACTCACTTACTGCGTATTTCTCGGCAATGTCTATTGCCAGCTCCGCAAGTTCGGCGGTGATGTATTGCAGGGAGCAAGCAAGCTCTTCAAGGGCATTTGCTGAACGCCAGGCTTCCTCTGCTGTTATGGTGCTGCCGTCACGCTCCACCAAACGAGCTACAGAGGTTTGAAGATGCTCAAGGGCTGTGATGGCTTGCTCTGTATGTCTGACAGCGTTAAGGAGGCTCTCAGGCGTTGCTGTAATGTATGTTTTATTCACTTCCTGTAGTAGCGGGAGATGATAGTTATCTTCGAAACTAAGAAGTAGAGATTGAATTGTGTCGTTAGTCATTATAATTTTCCTTATCGTCATTAAATAAAAAATCCAAATCGGCAGTGTGACCACTCAGGCCGTTAATTTCTGAAAATCCCACATAATCGGCGTAATGTTCGAATCCGAGAATTTGGAATTTTCGAAGGTCGCTACTGTCAATGATGTATTCTTTTCTTTTTCGAGGTTTCCAGAATACGCCAGGCGTAGTGCTAATTATTTCTTGCAAGGCGTTGTATTCATCACCGCAAGGTACAGAGGGAGGGTGTTCTAAAATAGTTGTTTTTAGTGAGCCTGGAATAGATTCTCTGGAATAATCTTTTAGCTTATGGCTGTATTTACGTTTTGTTGCTCTTACTGCTTTTTCTATCCGTTTAATCGGATTTCGCTCTTTTCTTCCCATTCATTCCTCGTAGAGGGGAAACTCCTTGTCTTGTCATAACGTATAATCCGTACAGCAAAGCCCACCACCATAAAGCAGTTATCATAAAAGTTTCCCGATTGTGTGTTTTAGAAATTAGAGTAGATAAATTCTACATTGTCTCGTTCGATGTGTTTCAGCGTGAATGATAGATAATGGCTTTCATCGTCGATATCGATCACACCAATGTTGCGCAGCGCACGAAGCCAGAATCTGATCCCGTGATCACTTACACCGGATTTATCAGATAGCTCGCCGTAAGAAATTTTGGTCTTCCTTCCTTTCCAGAACCAGATAAGCGCATGATAAACGCCCTTCCCGCTATCGTTGATCTGTATCTGGTTTGTGTTGTTCAATTTTATGTATTGTATCAATTAGGTCTCCGTTAAAATGGTATCGTTGATTGTTCAATCTGGGTGTATTCATACGGGTGTGTTTCCTGAAATAGTTGCTCGATTCCCATTGAATGATCTATTCCGATTCGTTGAAGCACTCTTGATGACCAGGAATAAAAGCTCTCGTCCTCTCGTCGTTGTGAGAGATTTTCAAGCAGGTGTTTCACTGCGTCAGAAGTACGGATTCTTTGAGGCGTTATCGCTGGTGTGTCTTCGTGGGTTTCTACTGTATTCACTGGCTCAGGGGCTGGCACTTCGTCAGACACTGTTACAGGTGACTTCTGGTCATACGGTAGAACGGTGAAGATGCTTGTACACCCTGGACGCTCTTTCACATGTAGCCATCCAAAAGAAACAAGGTCTTTAATGTGGCGGCGTACAGTTTGATCTGTACCAAGTCCGAGCCGTTTACCAATACCAGTTAATGAAGGGGTTACTTGTTGGAATGTACCGGACAGGCTTTGCAGATAGGAATAAACGATCTTGTGGTGAAGTTTTACTTCGTGAGTTTCGCCGTTAACTTCTACGGAAGTGATTCCGAGTAAATCATAGTCAATCGCCAGGAATAGCTTTTCGTGTTTTGTTGTCTTCATTATTTTCCTCTTTGCTAAGGATCGCTGTTATGAGTTCCGATACCAGAGCGGCAGCGGGTTTGTCTTCTTTGTTGGCACGGTTGATCAACGCCTCGTAAGTTTCTGTTGTGAAATTGATTTTCATCGTGTCTTCTCCTTCGTGAGATTATTCAGTGGTCGAAGTGCGGATTTCATCCCAGCGCTTCAATACTTCTGTGAGAAAGGCTTCCCTCTCGTGGTATCCACGAGCGCGGCAAGCGTTGCGTAGTGCTCGGATGCGGTAACGGTTGGTGGTTCCGTCTTTCAATTGTTGAAGTGTGTCTTCAACGTCAAAGTATCTCAGTGTGGCCTCCTATGGTTGGCGTATATAAAAAACACCTTGCAGCCTGACGGCTCAAAGTGCGTTGATGGGTAAACAAAGTTTTGTGCTATAAGACTACTTTAACATTTTTATAAACTTTTGTCAACCCCTCAATGGTGATTTCTCAAAATAATTTTGATCTTTTTCAACGCGTTGCATTTTTGTTTTGCGATTAGTGCTCTTTATACACAAAATAAATAGTGGAAGTCAATCTCTTTTTGTGGTAGTTTTGCCAACCAGAACGGAACGCTTGGGAAAACCCCAGACATTTCATTAACAAATGATTAAAAAATGAACGATAAAAACTCAACCAAGAGGACTTATTGACTAAAAAACAGACAGGAGGACTTAATGAATCATTCTCAGCCCCACCTCAGCACATCTCACACGCCACATACAATTGAACTCACCACCGAACAGATGTTTGACAGCCTGGTGCCCTATTTCACCGAAGTAACGCATCCACAAAAGCGCGGTAAGCACCCCAAAGTGCTGACTTTCACCACCGATCATAAACGAGTGTGGGCGTATCTCAGAGAGTGTGAGGACGATACAGCCGGATGTGTGATGTTCGATCTGAGTTGTACAGCCCGTAATCTCGGCATGACTCAGAAACGAGTGATGACCGTCATTGACGATCTGGATAATGCTGGCTGGATACTCTGCCGAGACGTTGGGAACACTGGAGCTGGCACCTATCAGATCACCATCCAGGACATTGAAACCATCGTTTCATTATGTAGCACCATCACGTATGCCCAGCCAACTATACTAACGATGGATGTGCTGAGAGGCTCACGCCTGGTTCATTAACTACAATAGTCCTAAAACGCTCTGTAAAGCATTCTAAGAGCTTTTATTGCATAAGTAGTAATCTTGCATTTCTTACCCTCTTTAAATCGATTACAGCACCTCTGAGGCGTTCTGTTTGCACTTATGCCGCCCTCTGGCACTTACTCCCGAAACCAATAGCACAACTACAAAGGGATAACGGTAGTTATCAGGATGGTAGTTAGTTGGTATTGGATTGAGGCTTAGTGAACTTGCACGAGGTACGAGGGTAAGTGAACTTTAGCCACTGGCGAAGCACACGACTATTGCGCGCACGGCGCAACGGTACTTTGCCTACGGCATAAAATCATTCGTGCCTAACGTTCGTCAGAAACGAAGTTTGCACGAGTCCAGAAGGTACAGAGTAACGCCTTGCTGTGGGTATGAGCGGAACGGGGGTGTCCGGGAAGCCACCAAACGGCGTACCAGGACATTTCCCCTTGAGTGACGGCGAAGAGCCGCCAGCAAATGACCTTTGCGACCAGCGCAAAACCATAAAAGAATAAAGATCATTCTTATTAGGTTAATTGTTATTAACTTATTCTTATCGGGTATCAAACTTGATAGGGGTAGTCCTATTAGGATTGATAGGGGTGGGGGTATCAGTTCTGATAGGGGTATCAATCTTGATAGGGGTGCTATCACTTCACCCAACGGTAGACCGTCGCCCACGCTCACTCCGAATCGCACATGCCTCAACCCTAAGATTAATCTTAGATAATTCCCATCAAACAGGCGTCTAATCCGCTGGTAATTGGCAGGTAAAGAATGCCGTTTTTACAGGTTTAAAGTTGCCATAGTAACAATTGAAACTATTAATCACTTTGCCTAAAAGCCTTTCGCCGTGCGGTTCACAGCGATCATTGTCCACAATGAGCACTTCATGATAGGTGCAATGTGCTTAACGACTTTTGTTATAATGTAACAATTCGATTTTCCATACCAAAATCACCTTTGTTGAGAATAATTCTCAACAAGTCAGATCGCCCATCCTCAAATGAGAAAATTTCTCATCCGATGTGCAATGCCTCTACCTCAAGGTTCTGTAGTAATGTGAGATAGGGCGGCCAACCTATTGATTTATATAAACATACCTCCATCACCTTTCTCCTCCCTCTCTATGGTATGCAAGGAATCTGCATAAAACGTGCATAGTCCCGCCAGGATTTGGCAACGTGCAAACATCTGTTTAGACTTGCCAACATCATGATTTTGCTAAGGATATTTTGAAATTGTTCGAATTTCAAACAGGAGTGCGTGCTTGTTCCTGTTCGATAGTGCTGGAAATGGCGCAACCTTCCATCACCCTTCAATAAAAATGTGAGATTGAATGCTTGTAACTTACTGAAAATGATCATAATCTTATTTCACAGTTTCATTGTTAATGGAGATAAGTAGATGGCGACCACGAAGATAATCACCCAGGCAGAGGCGTTTAAGCTGATAAGCTGGCTTGAGAGTCATAACAAACAGCTATTCGCAGATGTAGCGATCACTATGGCCTCTTTATGTTTACGGGTAGGTGACACGGTGAATTTGAAGTTCAGCCAGTTCAAGGAGGGAAATACGCTGGAAGTGCTGGAGAGTAAGACGGGCAAGAAGAAGGAAATCATAGTCCCTGCGAAGGTGTGGGAGATTGTAGGACGTCGCCGCCAGGCATTCCCGAAAGACGAATACGTTTTCACGTCACACAGCAATCGTGCATCAGGAAAAGCCCCTGTCAGCCGTGAACAGGTGAACCGTGAGATCAAACAGGCTGCGGAGAATGTGGGGATTAAAGGAACCGTCGGGTGCCATTCTTTTCGCAAGTTTTCTGCCACACAGGTGTGGGAGAAGTCTAACGGGAATTTGGCTTTAGCAATGAAAGCGCTGAACCATTCAGATCCTAAAGTCACCATGAACTATTTGAAGATTGACGTTAAGAGCGTGGGCGCTGCCCTTGCAAACATTTGGGAGTGATACCGATGAAAAACAGCTTACTGGTGCTGTCATTATTACCAGCCCTGGCAAATGCCGGACAAATAACCCTTGTTCTTAGTGACGAACAGGAAACAGACAACGCGCGGATTTGCGTTTATAGCAACGCCAATTATACAGAGACAGTGACGATCAGACCGTCGCAGCAATGCCGCTACACAATGACCTTTGAAGAGGAGTAATGAGTATGGAGATTATAGAGATGAACGAACACACAACCGCTTTCAGCCCTATTAAGAGCGAAGAAGAATTGAAATTCGCCGTAGCATTTTTGGACATGTGGCAGAGAAGCCAGGAGCACGGTGTGAACTTTGAACAGGTGTTGAAAGATGCAATTCAACAAGCAACACCGAACGAGGATCGTAAATGGGTGAGTATCAAATGACTAACAGTTACGGATTGAAAACGCCTGAACAATGGCAACAAGAAAGTATTCTTGCCCTGCTGTTTCATTACGACCACGTAGAAGCCTGTTTCATGGCAGATGCAATCAAGGTGTTACCAGAAGATCACGACTGGAACAGAGCGGAGGAGTATTTAGAAAGCCTGATAGAATGGCTGGCTGGTTATACGGACGAAAGCGAGGCGAGAAAGGCTATCGAGTGTTACAGCGTCAAAGGCAGCGAAGAGCAAACAGAATTTTTCTTAGGTGCAATTCTCGGAGATGAGTATTGAAAAAGGAAGAAGAGCTAATCACCAGCTTTATCTGGTGTGGTGCTACGGTGTGCGTGTATACGCAGATAGTGAAATTGGCAGGAACGACGCTACAGCGCCACTTGTTACCGCCAAACCTTAGAAAAGCTGTAAATGAAGAAGTGGCGAAGGCTGGCAACTTGCCGGAAGACAGCCCCCGCCGTATTCAACAATCCCAACGGAGAGTTAGAGATGCCGAATCAGCACATTATGGCGTTAGCGCTCGCGCTGTGCAACGTAAGCAACGGTAAAACCGTCCGAATCCCTGCCATGACAGGAAGCCAGCTTCATTTGCTTATGATGTGGCTACGGGCTTTACAGGAATGATACGAGGGGGCGCAATGCCCCCTTTCTTCCAAATCTTGTTCATCAGCGGAGAGCCACATTTCGTTAAATAGCTCTGAAAGAATTTTTTTCACATGCAAGTATCGGTACACTCCCCCAGCTAACCTATTGTTATAAAAACAAAATAAATTAACAGGCTTTGTGGTTGACACAATAAAAAATACTATGCTATAGTGATATGATGAAATAGCTGTGTACATGCCAACCCAAAATGGTTATTCTCCTATTATAACTTTAGGAGACAGCCATGACCTCTTCTTTCTCACGCCTAAACTTGATCACCTCTATCATCATGTTGGTTTTAGTTTGTCTCGCATTTCTGACTGATGACTCTCTTATCTCCGTTGCCTACTTCGGTCGGGTGTTAATTGATTTAAGAGATCGTTTGCAATGATAATAACAGCCAATAATGCGCGGAACGAAGCTATCTTAAAACATGGTGTTAGCTGCTCGCGCTAATTTAATCTCTGCTTCTTCTTCCTGCTTCTTAGCAAGCCAGGCTTTACCCTCTGGCGTAGCCAGGAATTTACGGGCATGAATTTTACGGTTGTTGCGCTTTGTCGCGGCGCTTTTAGTAGCATTTGCCATGTTCTCACCTCCGCTAAATCTACCAGTGTTCGCTGGGGCTTAACGTACAGCAGAGAGACAGTACAACGAAAGTTACAATGGTGCAGATAATGGATGACCATTACGTGCCGTGTTGGGCACATAAGAAAAGGCGGCGCGTAGCGCTTCCGCAGGATGTAATCCCTTCGCAGGGAGAATAAAGCCTTAGCACGTTCTCTTATCAGGTGATCGTTATACTCCGGTGATCGAAACCGTGGCAGAGCCGGATTCTTTCCCGATCCGGTTAGTCTTCCCAACATTACGCCTGTTTATTCTCTGCGACCTTTCACAAGGTGTAGCATCATTGAGCGCCGCACGAAGCGCGGAACGTATCGCTAAGGGTTCAAGTGATGTGTTTAGAGAGTCCGGCAACTCTTTCAGCTTCAAGGGGTGGCATAATTTCTTATGCTGTTCGGGCTTGAGCCTGGTAACTACCCGCCAGTACGTTGTACAATACTTGAGCCGATACAACGCAAAGGCGTTTACCAGTGCTAACAGACGTTAGAACAGAAGTTACAAACCGTTAGATAAACATGCTAAAAAATGCTGTTTTTACGGGGTTTTCTGTTGATGGTGCCGATAATAGGAGTAAAACGCAGCAAATAACGCTCTGTATTTACTGTGTTTTACAAACAATAAATTCAGATGTACCCGTATTGATACCCGTTTTTATTTTACTCCCATTCGAGGAACAAAACGGCCTATTCCGTCGCGTTGTACCACGCCTGCCAGCGATAAATATTTGTTCTCAGTTCCCGCACGCATTCCGCCGTCTGCGTATCCGCCTGTAGGTCTTCATCGCTATCCGCTCCGGCATCACTTGCCCGACACGGCGGGTTCATCAAATCCGGGGATGGTGTTGGCCGCATCGATTGCTCGTTGGCGCAGCTGCACAGCAGCAGGATCGAACTGACAGTTATTATGGTTCGGGTTGTTAACATATTTCACCACATCACGATAAACGGTACGGTAAACCACTTTGGCTTCAGCGTTCGCCGTTGCCGCCTTCTGCTCGCCTGCCGCTACCGCCTTTTCCTGTTTCTTTGCTCGCGCTTTTGCCTGGGCATTTACACTTTCAGAATGGGCATACCAGCCTTTTAAATATCCCGCGTAGAAAACGCCAGCAGCCAGCGCCAGCGATCCCCCCGCAATAAAAAATTTAATTTTGCCATTCATTCGTAAAGCCCCCAGCACGTCAGCGCACTTTCCTGTTCGCGGCGGTCAACCTGTCCGTAACAGCCGTTTGCCTGCCCCTTCGTCAACCGGCAATCGCGGCCACCATCAAATACCCAGCGGCGGATCTCAGCACACGCCCCTTTGCGATCGCCCGCATTCAGTTTGCGGTAGAACGTCGAGGGGAGGCATTTTCCGGGGCCGATGTTATACGGGCAGAAAGATGCAATTCCTACTTTCTGCGGTTCAGTCAGCGGCACTTTAATATTGCGGTCAACCCACGCCAGAGCCTTATTCAGCTCGCTGGCGTTTACCTGAGCACATTTCTCCGGCGACAGCCTCATACCCGGGGTCACAGGTTTGCCGTCGACCGTGATCGCCCCCCGGCAAATCGTCCAGACCCCGCCGCCATCTTTATACGCCGTCAGGCTGTTACCTTCTTTCTCGTTGAGGAACTGGTCGAGAATAACCGGTGCGGACGCTCCGGCCAGAACCAGTCCCAGAACGGCAGCGCTGAGCTTAGTCCTGGTGCTGGCCATAGAGTTGAGCCTCTTTGCGTCGGTCTTCTTTGATTTTGAAATAAAGATTGGTCAGATAAGTAATCAGGCCCAGCATAATACTGCCCAGTAAGCCAATAGCGGCCCATTGGCTGGGGCTGACTTTATCAAGTAGTTGAAGTAACCAATAGCTACCGCTACCAAGTGATGTGGCGTAGGAAGCCCCTGCCGCCACGTCCGAAATGTTGTTCATCCTCATGCCTCACCCCACAGGGGAATAACAATTGTAGGGGCGAGGGTAGCGTGAGGTTGTGGTCGGGATCCTGACTATTAACTGGACATTAAAATGAACATGGCTAATTCGTCATAGCGAATGCCATGTCTGCTGCCTGCGTTTTTAACTTTTACCTTATTACCTGTCATGGCATGGGTATAAGTAATTTCCCCAGTGTCAGGATTGACATTTTCAGTGGTGATTATTTCATCCTCCCATTCATCCTCCCATTCGTTATAACACCAAAAACCATAACGCTCAGGGTCTAGGCCATGCTTGCGCATTATGTTTCCAACAGTTTGCGCACCTACACCAAAGTGCAATCTGGCTTCATCAGCCCCTTTAGCATCAATGGCATCTTTGAACTGATATTTCCAGATATTAGCCTTGATCTCGATAGCTGCGTCTCGCTCGGCTTGGATTATATTTTTACGAAACTTAAGCGTCTCTTCTGATGTATTTATCGAGCCCGTTCCGGCATAAACAACTGAACATCTGTTATTTGGTTGCCCGACGGCCTTAACATTATCATCAGTAGGAGCAATCTTTGCGGCGTCAACTAACCACCAGTCAGTGCCATTTGCATTACCCAGGCGAACCCTTAAACCACTCCTTAGATTTAATGAACCCGTGGTACTTTGTATATTCGCATCACCTACAGCCGGACCGATAAGAACCGACTTACCTGTGCCAGGCATAATACGAGCCCCGCCAACCTCAGAAATGAGTCTAACTTCATCATCTGACTGCTCAGGTAACGCCTTATGGTCGATAAACGTATCGCGCGGCTTAAATACGCCAGTACCTGTTAAGAATCTACCTCCAGTGTAATTACTGAAAGACGGACCCCAATCCACGCCGTTACCTTCGGTGCAGCCAACCATTCGTAATACGCGAGTATTCCCGGCAGCATAAGGCAGCGAACTTTTTGACTGGCGAGACGCAATCATTCGCGCCCCGTAGCCAAATGAGGCATTACCGCCATTAACAGTCTCATAAGGTATTTGACTTTCAAAGTAGGTGCTGTAAAAGTTCATGTTCCCACAATCGTGCATGTGAACAAGAACATCATCCCATCCCTGAATAGTCCCGGCATGAACCTGAACGCCACGCACTGGCTCGCCAGATACTTCCATGCATTCCGATGGGCGGCTAAAGGGTTGAGCCAGGTACTGCGATGTCGCAAGAAGATGTGTGTGGTGATACAGGCTGGTCATGTAGCAATCGAAAAATTGCGTCCCTGCCATACCAAAGTTATCTATGTCATTCCGGCGAATCGTCGAGCCAACCTTTGCCTGAGAAGCGTTGGAAACGCCGGTAAACGTCAATTTATCGCCTGAGAATGACAGCCCGGAATAAGTGAAATTTACTCCACCGGATCTGAGGATTCCAGACAGATTGAATGTATGACTGGAAGACCATGGTATTTCGATAGTGCTTGCCGTTACGGCTGTAATTAGGAACACATCATGCGCGCGAATCGAAACGCCTTTGAACCCCTGAAAGCGGCAGTGATAGTAGTTTTCGTCCTCGCCCTGAGCAGCCGGGGTGCCAGACACAGGTATGTTTGTTTTTAAAAGTGCCGCTTTGCGCCAGTAACCAACCACCTGCAAGTTGCGGTATTCGTTGCCGAATGATGCGCGTGACCAAATCCCTACATCCCACTCATCCCCAAGCCCGGTATTTGCAATGTCTTTATAGCCATCAAGACCGTCGAAATACGGAGCAATGCGGAAGTTCTCAAGACGAACACAGCCGGTCTCAGGCATAAGTATTGCGGCAGAAAATGGCTTGAGTGTGGCTCTTGTGGCGCCAGCCGCGTTACCATTTGTGAAATCCAGCAGGTCATAAGATGGCGCAGGTGCCGTTGAGGTGTATGGATCTGCGGCAGAAGGGTTAACGACAACACCACCGCTCTTATCCATACTGGATACGCAATCAAGCGTATAGTTTTTAGCCCCGGTACCATACATCAGGAATGTGGTGCCGCTGGTCAGGTTTGGGTTAAATGTCGCCGTAAATCCCGACACCCATTTATTGACGCCAAGGCCGATAATCCCTCCTCCGGACACTGGCAGCAGCGTATCCGTAAGCACGTAGGCGTTGTCTGTACCGTAAACTATCTTTCCAGTATTTAATGCCGCCTGCCATGCCGCCCAGTCAACAGACTGAGATAGAGAAGTAACGAATGGATACACGGATTGTGCTGATTCAAGAGTTAAATAGTAATTTGACAAAGGCAGGTAATTGCCGGTGCCAAACTGGCCTCTTGCGGCTAACGGGACAAAATCCAGAACGTTAACCTGATCGCGCATCTTATCCTGAAACGTTCTGTACGCGGCACCAATGCCCGCCTGCAGGAACCACCCAAAGCCCCCGACAACCCCAGCGATCGCCCTGTCAACGTAGCTCATAACAAAGCTTCGCATGCTGCGGTTATTAACAGCATCAGCGCTATTAATCGGGTCGCCAAGGTTTTCGATACGGTAATTTTTTGCGTTAAAAGGTCCGCCGAAGTACGGACGGGTAAGCGCAAACCCCAGATCAATAAAGACACGTTGAATAGCCATCCAGATACGATCGAAGTCTTTATTGACTGTATCTGCCAGCAGATCACCGTTGTCCTGATAATCAGTGAGCCGGAATGTGGGGACCACTCGTTCCAGCATGACAACTGCGCCGTTTGCTGGCGGCGTCAGGAAGGTGATATCACCGCCGTCCTTATTGCCTACGCCTGTAACGCTGTATCCGCTGGTAGCAATGTTTCCGTTTATGCTCACCTGTAGATCGCTGGCGCTGATGATATAAAACTCATACGTAAAAACGGTCGTAAAACCATTCGCTGTATAAATGTTATAGGGGGTCTGGTTCGGTACCGACATGATGCGAAACCTCTGGCAAGTTAGTAATCGACGTCGACCAGATGATCTCCGTCACTTAACTGCCAATCTTCGCGCGCATGTCCGGTCGGAATCCCGACCACTTTCCCGATGCGTACAGGGGTCTGACTTATTGCTCCTGCGCCAGAGTCGATAAAGTCGTCCGGCTGGTTGGTCAGCGCCGGGTTAAAGTCACGCATCTGGTCGTACACAGGGCCGTCGAGCACGTCAGTATGCGCCCACAGGAATCGCGACGACAGCGGCGCTTCAAACGCATCAAGGATACGTTTTTGTTTATTGGTGACGCTGAATTCTTCCCGAACACCACAGCCGGTACCCTTAAGCGCCTGACGCAGCAATTTACCCGCGAAGCTCCCCGGTCCGTTTACCTCGACGCAAACAACCGGGATCTGGTATCTGAGCACTAACTCTTTAATCTGCGCTACCTGCCCGCCGGTGATTTTGTCGTTATCGTCGAATTCCGCCAGCTCTCCCGTAAGCTCCTGGCATACATGCCAGTACAGGTGGCCTCTGGCATCTGTCAGCATCAGGGAGAATGCCGAGGCGTCAGCCTTAACCTTGCCGGTGGCAACATCCCACCAGGCGACCGCGCCAACGATTTGCACGTTACCCAGCCAGAGCGAAGCCGTGCGGTTTGCATAGCGAATTTGAGGATGAATGTTGTACTCACGGATGCGGTCAGGATCGAGACGAACATCGCCAACAGGTTTACTGTGCAGCTGATACTGACTATCCCACTCGTTAATCGTGCGGGTTTCTTTGCGGCGGTTCTCCATTTCTTCACGGGTGAACCGTTCAGGCCAGGCGCAGTCTGCATAAAAATCGATAACCGTGTCCGGTGCGGCCGCAAACTCAACGCCGTCGTCGGTCAGCTTATAATCCACGTTTTCAACCAACAGCCGTGCTGCCTTGTGGATGCCAGCAAAAACATAATCCGGGCGAAAATGCACGGCGTAGCGCAGCTGCGTGGCGTCTTTCGCCTCAATGCGCTTTTCTTTATCAAACAGCCTAATGGTTAGACAGTCTGCGCCCATAGACTCCACCTCATCATAAAGGCTGTCATGCGTGTGTGGCGTGCCGATGTATAGTTTACGCCCGCCGGGGATCAGGATGTGAGTTTGCTCTCCCAGGCGATAGCGCAGCTTTTCGCGCGCCTCCGGAGTCTGGATATTACGAGGTACCTCTACGTCGTCGTTCTGGCATTCGTTGGCGCGCGCCGAGGTTACGTTAGACAGGATGCCTTTTGCATACATGCTGCCGTTACGTAAATCCAGCGCGCCATTAACCCACCATTGCTCAACCGTTCCCTGCCCGTCAGGGAGCATGCCTTTGGTCAGCGGATGATTACGCAGAACGTTCTGGGTATCACGGCTGGTTTTATACGCGGTGCCGTCTGATTCCGACTGGTGAAGAATGCGGTACTGACGATCGCAGTAGTATCGCCAGGCATTATAGACCGCAAGGATCGTTGATTTACCAAAACCACGGAAGCAGCGAAGCACCGCGAGGTTTCCGCGATGCTCCAGCCAGTGGCAGGCCTGATAGTGGCAGTCCGGAACGTCCCAGTTCATTCGCTCCGCCCACATTAAAAAGAAGGCGAGGAACGAAATCATTTTTTCCCTTTCTGCAGGCGCTCAATAATGGCGGCCGCCTCTCGCTCAGCTTTTGAAACCTGCTGGCCCAGCTCAAAGGCTTCATCATCCTGACCAGGATTATCAGATGGCGTACCGCCGCGCGTTTGAATGCCAATCAGGGAGTGAACCTTAATCAGGAGCGTCAGCGATGCAGCTGCATTCTTCTTATCCCAGTAGCGGTCGCCGCGTTCGTCTTTGGTGAGTTCGCTCGGTTTCTTCCCCGCCCCCGGCCAGTTATCCGGATCGGCTTCTTCGAGCACCACATCGGTAAGTTTATCGCTGAGCGCGGTAAGGCGTGTTTTGTAATCCTGATGCATAAAAAAGCCCCGTAGTGAATACAGGGCTATGATGGCGCGGGTTTAAGGTCGGAATCCCGACCGATTAATACCCTCGTGCAGTCTTATTAAATTCCTCAACAACTCGGTTTGCTTTTTCCAGTGCATCATCTTGGGCTTCCCTGATGCGCTTCATATCGTTATTAGCATTCTCCGTGTAGTCTTTAGCATTCTGAATATATCTTTCAACATCCCTTTTATATGCTCCCATAGAATACTCATCACGGTTGTAAGGGGGGCTTGGTTCTGAATCTGAAAACTCTGGGTAACCACTAAACCCAAGATTAGAGCCGCCAAACACCGAAGCATTGCTCATTGTGGAATACACCAGAGCAAATCCTATTAATGCAAAAGATAAAATACGCATTTATTCTCCCGGTTCGTTGTTTTCGCTAATATTGCTATCTAACGCAGACCAGGGTCAACCTGATTGATTAACGGGGCAATCCAGAAAAGATTGTTCCCTGGCAGGAGCGTACGCACATTATGAAGTACCCGATCACCGGCATCACCATTGAGCACACCAGCTGTAACATCTGTGATGGTATCAAGCAGCCCGAATGTTGGCCCCAGCGCAGAGCCGATAAAGCCGCGACTGGCATAGCGTGACTGTGTGCCGGTACCGAGTAATGCGCCTAACCCCACCATACCGCCGGATGCCTTTTCCGCCATATTGTTATATTCCATCAAGGGTCCGAGAATACCGGATCGGTCGATACCCTCAATGACCAGTTTCTGAGGCGACCAGTCAACCTCTTTACCATTTGCAGACTGTTTAAGTGCGTACGTGAGCGCACCGAGCCCAATCTGAAAAGCAGTACCGTAATAGAACTGTCCGGTTCCCTCCTGCAGGCCGCCCAGCGTGGCTCGGTTGTAGGATGCAGTAGCGAATGATTTAAACTGGAAGATAGTTTTACCCAGCGGTGTACTGGCCCACAACGGTGTATCGCCGATCCCCGGTGTGATAACGGTATTGTTCACATCTTTGAGCACCGCCGACTGGAAAACGCCAGCAACGTGCTGATCGTCCCATTTTTCAAAATTGCCGATATGCCAGCCGTTGATTACTTCACCGTGTTTTTCGAACTCGCTGCGAATACGCGCGGCCATATTGTCGTTAATGCCGAGCTTGGCAAGGCGGCGGCCAGCGAACGCGCCGGAGAGAATGCCGTCGGAGGTGATCATGCCGTTTACCGATTTGTTCATATCGTCGAAGTGGCCCATCAGCGTGAGCTTGCCGAACGCATCGGTAACGCGTTCCATACCTGCCTCTACCGCAGTAGTGCGGGCAGAACTGTCCACCAGGTCACCCATCGTACGCGCGCGGGTGTGCAGGATAGTTTCCAGCCCGACGGCCATTTTTAACTGTTCGGCCCGGCTGGCCTTGAATGCCGGCGACCGGGTTATCAGCGCAGAGTAGCCGCGCATGCTATTGCCAAACCCGTTAACCATCACACCGCGGGCGAGATCAGGAATAGCGGAAACGGTCATACCGCCCAGCTTGGTAACAAAGTTAGCGCTGCGAAGGAACGCACCGGCGCGTACAAAAAATGATGATGGATCGTCCGGCATGCCGTAGGTACCCGCCAGACGGTCGCGCAGCGCAGTGATATCACGAATATCGTTATCGCGGGCTTTTGCCAGCTTCGCCTGGTCTTTGGGATTCTGGCGCATCAGCGCATCGTATTCGTCCTGAATATCCTTGAGCTGCTTTTCCAGCGATTTGTTACCAAATGCGCGCGTCAACTCCACCTCTGCCGACGCCTCGCGGATGTGACGCTGCAGCACATAATTGGCGTCGCTCTCCAGATAATCTTTCATCAGACGATCGGGGACGCTGAGCGTACGCGACCGTGTGCTGCCGGCCGCTTTTACCATAAAGACGTTTTGGAAATCCTGCGGAATTTTTGCACCAACGATTTTATTGATCGTGGCATCGGCCGTAATTTCTGCCTCTTCGCGGGACATGGTTTTCTCACCGCGCGACCACCAGTCGACCAGCATGTCGCGAAATTTATCGCGCTCGTTAACGATCTTGCCGACTTTGTACACGCGCGGGAAATAACTCTCCTGGCCAATGGCTTTTAGCTCCTCGTCTGGCGGCAGCAGGCCAAGCTTTTGCTGCGCCACTTTCACCCGGTTAACCACGGTGCGCATTGCCTGCGCCGCTTCCTGTACCACCGGGTTAGCATGCACATCGCCACTGCGCATGGCGTTACCGACTTCCTCACGGAACTGGGAAAAACTCAGGTCACCGCCAGCGGCTTTATACTGGCTATAGGCCTGCTTGTTCGTTACCACGACGGCCGCTTCTTCACGACGCCACCCGCGAACACGGGTTTCCGCCGCGATGGGTGTCTCAATGCCGCGGGCATTGCCCTGCAGGGTGTAGTTATTCTCTGCCAGCTCCAGCGCCGTACGGCGGGAGGTTTTTGACGGTGACTCCATAAGCCGGGTGAACGGCGTCAGATAACTACCCGCCTTGCGTGCCAGCTTACCGACCGGACCGCCAGCTGCCGGGGTGAGATCCTCGAGCGTGGCTTCGCTGATTCTCGCCGCGCCGACGCTGCCCCCTTCGGGGAGCGAGGCAGCAGCTGTGTCCGTCGCTGACGTGATGCTCATATTATCGAGCGCGTCAGCCACTTCGCGCGTGGCCGCAGTGCGAACAGATGGAGATAACGCAGCGCCGGCAGCAGCAAATACGCCGCTCATCAACGCACCCGCTGCGACGTGTGAGGCACTTTCCCCCCACGTGCGGGTAATCTGCTGGTTATTCAGCACAACTTCGCTCGCTGCTGTAGCAGCCGCACCGATTGCAGCCTGCGACGCGATACGGGCCACTGCGCCACCCTGAGCGCCGGGGATAAACATCGAAGCGACGGTGACTGGATCAACAACCCCGGCGGCAATACTGGCGAGAACACCTTCCCCGCCAGCCTCGGAAAGCACCCGACGATCCTCGTTTTCGTCGTCAATCTGCTGTTTCAGCCAGGCAGTTTCTTCCGGTGAGCGGGAGTCGGCAAAAGCAGCCCCCCATTGTTCATAACCGTGCAGCTCGGTTTTATCCGCATAAGGGTTATACCCCTCTACCGGTTCAAACTGTTTAGCCGGGCGGAACATTTCGCCAAGCAGGTTATTCTGGCGAAATGCGGCTCCCCAGACAGAGGGCTCATCCTGTTGAGGCTCAGGGTTGGCACCTTCAGGTAAAGGCACATCAAATCCGGAAGGTGCCGCCAGGACATTACCCGCCGGGGTGAATCCGTTATTCAGTTCTTCAGGAGTGGCGTATACCGGCATTATTCAGTGCTCCACGAAAAGTAATTTTTAACCCTGTCCATGCGCTCGTTATGCAGGCGCTTGTACTGCTCATCGAGCGCACGGTGTTTATCTTTGAACCCGCGAATATCCTGGCCTCGTAGCAGCTCATTGCGATCATGTTCTTCGCGATCTTCCTGCATTTTTTTGTATGGCGCCCACTCTTCCAGTGACGGTTTCCAGCGCATCGGCCTGCCGTACGAATCGTAGAACGGCTGCACCGCTTCGATGCCATCCTTATCTTTTGTACGCACCATGATGGCGTAATCGCCATTGCGGGCCGTCAGCACATCAGGGGTTATTTCCAGATCGCCCCCAATACGCGACTCTGGCGTTTTGCTGGTGACAGGTGCCGCGTTACCAGAAGTGATCCCAAGCTGCGCTGGGCTGGTGGTGATCTCGTCCTTGCGCTCGCCATACATCAGGCTTTCTTTTTCTTCTTTCCACTGTGCAGCTTGCCAGCCTGACGGACCGTAGTTATAGAGTGCCTCTGGCGCGTATTTCATAAGTTTTGCGCCACCGTTCACCTCGCTGATACTCCATGTGCGGGCGATCTGCTGGTTGGTCATTTTCTTCGCCGCATCAGCATTGCCGCCCGTGGTGCGGTAATTGATGTCGTACAGAGACTGGTAATCGTTGCGGAACCGCGCGGCCTCCGGCGTCTGGTCGTCAGCGGAAGGATTTCCCCAGCTAAAGAAGCCAGACATGCTACTCACTGCGGAGTCCATCGCTTTGCCGCGGTCTTTTTTGTACTCCTTGGTGCTCTGCGTTGAGGCCAGTTGCGCTTTGAGTGCATCGGTCTGGTTGTAGGTCAGATTCTGCGCCTGTTCGATAGCGGTTTCGGACGCCATACCAGAATCGGTAAGCTGTTTAACGGTGAGATAAAATCCCTGCATATCCTTTGGCATGTCGCCAACAGACGCGGGATCCGTGTCATAGAGGCGATTAAATAACTCAGCCCCCTGACGGACCGCCTCAGGACTGCGCGCACGGGATATCGCCGATAACTGGGTGGTTACCTGCGAAGGAATGATCCCGGTCTGGGCCACCTGCTGCACAATCCCGTCATGGGTGGTGGCGTCGTTAATCCGGAAGTTTTGCGCGGTTGGCGTGGCGTCGGCGGCTTTTTGCATGGATTTGTTGGTAGGGTCAAGTTTCTCGCCCATAGACAGCGCTTCGTTAAAACGACGGGTATCACGCTGCGCCTGTATCGCTTCATTGCTTTTCTGCACCAGCGCGCCGAGCTTGCCATACGCATCGAGCTTGAGCGCATAATCAGGGTCATTTGCCCGAGGTTTTAGCTTCGCAATTTCCGCCTGCTGCTGTTCCGGGGAAACGTACTGTATCGCCTGGAAGGTTTTGGCATTGTTGATCGCGATGTCGAGCTGCTTAACGGCTTTTGCCCCCTGCTCACCGTACGCAAACATGATTGATGCTTTATCGGGCATCGCGTCAGGCACTTCCCCGTTGTACAGCTGCACCATCGTATTGTTCAAAATAGGATCGATTTGTTCGCGCAGGGCTGTGCGCTGCTCACGGATTTTCGACTCGGCGATGTTATCGATTTTGTTAACCGACACAGGATCGAGACCGGTTTTATTTTTACGATACCGGGCCAGCCACCCTCGAGTTTCTGCAGGTAACTGCCGGATAAAATCAGCCTCAGATATTTCGCCTTTCCGTGGGTCTCCTGCCTTTGCGATCAGCTTGTCAACGTTACCCATACCCCAGTTATATGCAGCACCCGCCAGCGTTTCAGAGCCGTATTTACCGTACAGCTGATTTGCGTAATCACTCGCCAGCAGGGCGTTTTGCTCTTCGTCAGCCGGGTTGTATTCAACACCACGCTTAGCTGCCAGCTCTTTGCCCGTGTCCGGCATCAGCTGGTATTTCCCCTGCGCGCCGGCAGAAGAAGTGATAATGCTGCCGTCAGCGTTAAAATGCTTACCTCCGGATTCAACAATACCGATAGCGCGCATATCCAGCGCACCGGTATCTTTCACAGGAAAATCGCCATTTAACCAGCCCTGAGGATTGGTTACCGCATAGTTCTGGGCTCGCTGATCCATAGCGCGTAAGTTGGCCTCAGAAACCGCCTGGTCAATTTGTTCCTGCGACCACCCCCGCGCCTGACCGTACAATGAAATTGAGTGCTGCCGGGCACCGCGAATTAATGCGGCCGCCTGCGGATCGTCAAACGCCCCAGCTTCCTGCTCAACCGACGATTTAACCGTCGCGTCAAGTTGCTGGCGCTGTGCTTGCTCAGTCTGGCTACGTTCAAAGCTGTTGTAAGTGCTGGCGCGGCGAATCTGCCCGGCTTTCCACTGGGCGTCAAAATACTGCAACTGGCTCTGCGGTACGCGTTTTCTGGCCTCTTCATAGTCGGATGAATCCAGCTTATCCATATCCAGACCGACGCCGGATGACTTGAACCCCTGTCGGGTTACCAGCGCCCCCGTCTCTGGATTTTCCCAGCGGTCGCTGGATTTCGCATCGAGATCGGTAAGTATCGCCTGAGTAGCGGCCACATCAGCTTTGTCCTGCGTGCGCTGTAAATCTTCTGTAGTCTGCCCCAGAGCGGCTCCCAGCCCAGCAACAGCGTTACCAATCTGACCGACATTACCGACCCCGATTCTGGTTGGATTCGCCTGCGGCGTAACGTTGCCAAAATTACCCGTTGGAATTCTCACGATTTATTACTCCGCATAAAGTCCGTATTTGCCTTCTTTGGCCGTTTTCCACCCGGTATATGATTTCCCGCCTGCACTCAGCAGAGAGCTACCCGCATTGATATAGCCCGATGTTGAAGCATTACGGCCACTGATTCGGTCAGCTGACGCCTGCGCATTCAGTCTGGCGCTCTGGTTCGTACCGTTCAGAATGGTCTGGTAAGCATCCTGCTCAGCATCGCCAACGATATCGGACTGAATACGCAGCGCCGTGCCTTCCCCTGTGTCCACACCTGACCCGGCAAGAGAAGCTCGCGCTGCGGCTGCCTGTGCCCGTCCGGCTTTACGGATGCGATCAGCTTCCACCCGTGCAGCTGCCTGCGCAGCTTCGGCATCAGCTTCCGCCTGTGCAGCCTGATAGTTGGACATTTTCTTTTGCTGCTGCCCGCTATACACCGCGCCACCAGCGGCAAGCACGGATGCACCAATAGCCGCAATTTCCACGCCAGTACACATTTTTAAACCTCCATTGAATACAGCAAGCCAGAGCGTTTCAGGCCAAGACGGGAATACATTTCTCCGGTGCGTTCTTCGTGTACGCCCGTAGTGATACCCATGTTTATGAGCGCTGCGCCATGTTCTTTCGCCCAGGTGATAAATGCTTTAGCGAGACGCGGGCCAGCCGTGCCGCCGCGATGCTCTGGGGCGACAAAGAGCCCATACTCAAAAGCCATCAACTGGCGGCTGAACCACTGCTCAGCAATCCCGCCAGCCATCCAGCCGATGACTACACCGTCTTTTTCGGCAACCAGCACACACCCTGCGGGTGACGCGATAATGCTGCGTGCCAGATCTGCACACTTTTCTTCATCGAATGGTGAGTTTTGCGAATACCGGGATTCGATATACATCCGCGCGCCCAGCTCGATCAGCGCCGGGATATCCCCGGCTGTTGCGTTACGTACCATGTCAGCCCCCGTTACTGGTAAACGTGAAAATAATTGCGAGAAGGTGGAATGGCAGCGGCTGGCGCTGCTGGATAAGCAGAGTGTCTTCCCCGCGTTCCCAGCCGAGTTTTCCCCAGAAATGATCGCCGGTGAAAAGCGGTGCGGGCTGGTTAAGGATTTTCGGACCGAACCGGCGGAACGGAATAACCTGGCCGTTGCATTCCGCGCCAGTGGTTTCGAGAAAACGCATCGTCACTTCGCTGGTGCGCTTCTTCGCGTTCTGCGTGGTACCCTCCGTGGTCTGAACCTCAGGGGAAAGCGTTTCGATCGTGCTTTCGAAGTGCAGGCCGATTTCTACGTTTTTAGCCTTGCGCGAGAGGGTGATTTTGCCTGAGGAAACTGTGTACTGAGGCATAACAGCACCATCGGCAACTACGTCAACCGTCTGGCCCTCAAGGTGGGAAAGGCCGGTCCATATATCGGAACCTTCGCTACTTGTCCCGGTAACAGCTGCATCGGTATAAAGCTTGCTGTCGAACACCTCAACATAACGAACAACCTGACCGTTTATCTCGCGGCGAATGATCGCGTAAACCACATCGTCGGAATCGGACGGGATGGTAGCCACTGATTCAAATGCGCCGTCTGTGACCTGTCTGGACCAGGCAATAACATCCTGACCACGGTCGATAGCCATCGTGACCGCAGCGCCATCAGCCCGAACCATCCAGATAAACGCATCCGGCTGCTGCTGATAGGCCATATCCAGCACGCCACCAGCAGTGATGTGTTCGGCCAGCACAGTCATATCGTTGGCTGAATATGAAACAAAGCTGTCCGGGTCGTATGCTACCGCGTAGAGTTTGCGGCCAGCGCGCTGCACAAACATGATTTCGGTACCAACACGAACCGGGCGGATCCCGTTGCAGCCGTATGGGCTCGGGTTTTTCACCGAGATATTGGTAGGTGTAATGGCTGCATCGTTGCCGGAGGTGATCGTAAACTCGCCGCCGTAGGTCAGCGCAATCATGGTGTTCATCTGCGCCAGATGCACAATCGGGTTGAGCTGGTCAGAAGACAGCGTGAAGCTGATCGCATCATCATCTTCGGTCCCAATCTCAAAGGACAGATAAACGCCCGTTTCACTCCACCAGATTGTTTGCGGGTATTTTGGCGAACCAGCCAGGACAAGGCGCTGCTGGTATAGAGTAACCGCGCCGGGATATCCAAATTCATCGCTCCAGACAGTGTCCTCACGCGTCCATGACCCAGGTGATGCCGCCTGTGTTGCGGTTAGGTCGCTGCGGATGGTACCAACTGCAATCTGTGCGCTGGTTATACTTTTAATCAGCACCAGACCGCTATTTATTCGAACGTAAGAGCCCACATCCTGAGCGACCCAGCCCTCACCGGTGAATGGTGGGTTTGGGGTGTCGCCCGGTTCAGCATCGCTCAGAGTCAGCGTAATTTCAGAGCCCACGAATTCTTTGACGGATGGCTTACACCATTTCTGCGGTGTATCGCGTACCTCGTCGAACGGCTCAACGATGAACGGCGCAGGCTCAAGCACCCAATCTGTTTGGCTGCGTCGCTGGAGGCGGTGAGGTTTCACAGACTGATGTACCAGAAACATGGTGTCAGCACCCTGTACATAGTTCACGGCTGGCAGCATGTCAGAGGTATAGGGGCTGGCAATTTCGTACGGGGTATTGTCGTCGTTAACCAGCTGCTTACCGTTCTGATAAATTCGCATGTAGCCGTCGCCGAACTCCAGCATGTACGCCTGAGAACGGTTGAACACGTAGGGAATAAGGCGGGATTTTTTATCGCCGTGTTTGGTAGCCGCCGCAAAGCGGGTGCCTGGCCTGCGGACAACACCGCCCTGCACTACCACCACCGCGTTTTCGATAATCTTCGCGCCGTTGGCGTAGCGGGCAATATCAACGCGGCCCATCAGGCGTGGGGAAACTTCGCCAGCTGTAAAATTGGTTTTTATGAGGTTCGCGCGCATATCAGAACCTCGACTCATAAGTTGGGTAGCCGCCCAGTTCTTCCGGCGGGTCTTCCTGCCCATCGACGGCTTTTGCCTGCTTAAGCAGGAGTGCAGCCTCCTGTGCCAGACTATCTCGCAGGCTGGCGGACCCGGTCACCGCGTATGCCAGTTTGGATTGCATCATCATTTCAGCAACATCCACCAACGCCGCATCCCACGTCGACTCATCCTCATTGCGAAAAATGTATCGCAGACGAATCGCATCAACGTTAGCCAGCAGCCGGCTCCCCTCAATACGGTAATCAATATCATCCCGCGGCTCGCCCACGGAGAGGACGCGAATCAGGTCTCCAGGCAGAGAAAACTGATAGCCATAACCGAAGACAGGCGCGGCGCTGACAGGTGATAGCACAACGCGTTTTATCGCGCAGTTCCAGGGGTGAGCGCGGAGTAATTTATTGCGGACAGTAGGGTAAAGGTTGGCGCAAAGACGGGCATGATCCGTGTCTTCGTCGAAATCATTTATCGGGTGAGCACCCAGCGCCAGAAGTGCGTTTGAGCAGATCGAAACACTCGAAGTCATGGCAGAACCTCAGATGAAAAAAGGCCGGGTGTGTACCCCGGCAAATACACCAGCGGCATTAAGCAACAAAATCGATGGCGACGACTTTTTTCTCGTTGGCACGGCCAGCACCATAAGACGCATCAACAGAGATCTGAATGGTGTTGTTTTTATCGCGACGTGGGCCGATATCAACGTTGTACTCAGCGCCGGTACCGAAATGCACAGCAGATTTACACCATGCGACGGCGGTTTTGGTGGTTACGGCCGGATCGCCTGCGGTCGCTGAATCCAGTTTTTCGTAAGCCAGCCACTTAAAGCCGAGCCAGTTACCGGACACGGCACCTTCCTGCAGCATTTTCACCGCCATAAAGTCGGCAGAAGTCAGCGTGGTATCGCTGAGGATCTGCGTCAGCATGTCGGCGTTGTAGGTGATATACAGCTCTTCACCGTTCTGCTCGTCGCACTCGTTACGGCGGAACATCGCTTTTGCGGCGATCAACTTGGCTTTGGTCATACCCGTACCGCCAGCAACGATTTTTTGCGACGCAGGGAGCGCCACCGGCGCATACGCACCGCCGCTGGACGTTTTACGCATCACAGGGTCGAGCAGCGCACGATAAACCACATCGTCTTTTTTGCGGTTGGAGGCTGCCAGGGTGAGCTGCAGATATGGCCCTTGCGGGTCGGCCAGCAGTTTACGCAGGTCACGTTTTTCAACTGGCACGAATACAGCGTAGTCCGCCATCAACGCATTACGGGTACCAGCGTCTGGCAGGTCCCATACGGTGTCACCGAAACGCGTGGTGATCTGCGTCATTTCGATGGTGCCCATATCGTTGATGGTGAACGCTTCGCCGGTGATCATCCCACGGTCGTTTACCGCTGCCTGCAGGCGGGAATCCTTCTGCTGCGCGGCGATTTCGAAAGAATCATGAAACTGCGTGATAAACGCAGCGGTGATCATGTTCTTATTGGCATCAAATGACATAACAATCACTCCAGAAAATATCGCCTGCTGGGTTGTCGGTTGCCCGGCCCGATTAACACAATGCGCGTGGCGCTTACGCACTGCGGGAAAATTCAGTTATCCGGCGTCCCCGCCGGGCTGTTTGTGGGGAGATTGTTAGCGAGGTGTGCGGTCGGAATCCCGACCAAATGAAAAAGCCAGCGGGTTAGGCTGGCTTTTGATATGTTACTGTGACATGTCACGCTACAGTTTGATCGCCATAGCGCTTCTGGTAATACGCTTTGACCTTCGCTGATACGCGCTCATGGTCTGGGTTTTTAGGGTCCATGTACGCAGGGGATTTCATCAGGTCGCGAATTGTCTGCTGCTCTTCAAGGTTCACATCGCCACCCGCTGGCGCATCCTCCTGCATTTCTGCGCCGACTTTAGCCAGCATGCGGATAACCATCGGGTTATTGCCGATCTCGTCAATACGGCCTTTGTCGGCGTCGTCCGCCAGAGAGTTGAACGCGCGGAAAGCCAGACCGATGTTTTGCTTAAACTCTGCGTCAGTCTTCCACACTTCGCGCAGCTGCGTGGTAGCGGCTTCCGCATCCAGAGCAGCGGCACCGCCCACCAGCTCAGGAGCGCGCTGTGCGTATTCACCCAGGATAAAACTCATCTGATCGTTGGTGATGCCTTTGGCGTGAGCAGTTTTCATGAAGCCCTGCATGCGCGGATCGGCTTTGAATTCTTCCCAGTTGAATCCCTCGACCTCTACCTTAGGCGCATACTCATCTGCCGTTTTCGGCGGCGCGTCGCCGCTACCCATGCGTTTTTCAAGGTGAGTGTAATTTTCCGCCAGTTTGCGGGCAGAGCTTTCAATACTGAGCTTTCCGTCTTCGCCCATAACGCGGAATTTCTCAGGTAGCCAGTCATTAGCACCCGGTTCGCCCGCGCCTGTGCTGAGCAGAGAATTACCAGAAGGTTCGCCAGCACCAGGATTATTGCCGCCATCTTCACCACCTCCGTTACCGCCGCCAGGCTGCTCTGCGCCCTGCTCAGCGTTCATGAATAAGTGTTTAAGCTTCCACATCGTCTTCTACCCCATCGGCCTTGTTGATTTCGCGCAGGATGTAATCCAGTACGGATCGCTGCCCTGCCCTGTAACACGTTTCGCGGTCGCCCTCGGTACCACCGGGGACGTATGCCGCGCGCCCGAAACGGCGCGTTAACTCTTCCAGCACCTGAGAACCGCCTGGCATTTCCTCGAAAATGCGCTTGAAGTCCTGAGGTGTTGCCTGTTTTATTCTCATTGGTTACCTGCCAGTCGTTGTCCGATTGCCGCTCCAGCGGTCTGTCCTGCGGCTCCAGCCGCCTCGGTGCCAGCCTGCATCATGAGCTGCTGCTGAGCGGCCTGTTGCTGTGATTTCTGGCGCTGCTCGCGGATATTTGCCACAGCATCGGATGAGCGAATAACCTTTGCCGGAACACCGAGCGCATCAGCCACAACGCGCGTGGCTTCGTCGGTATCGATGAGATCAATAACGTCCTGACTGATGCCCGCGAGGTTTGCCACGTTCGCGCCGAGGCGTTCGATTGCCGTTACGTCTTCCAGCTTCTGGGCACGTGCCAGAGGCGAGATGTAACGCACGTTGAAATTGGCGTTCTGCAGGCTCTCCGGTGGTGGGGAGAAGATGCCAGCGCGGAAAGCTATGCCAAAGCAACGCACCACCAGCAGCTGGAGATATTCCGCCTGGAACCGCCCATACACCGGGCCGAGCAACTGGCGAATCAGCGCAACGCGCACGTGCACTTCGGTGGCGGTCATGGCCGGGCCGTCCTGCGGCTGCAGCTGGTCGGCCATCATGATTTTGCGAATTGACGCCTGCAGGCGCTCTTCGGCGGTGAATGCCACGCTGAAATCTGAGCCGGTCAGCAAGGGTTTCATGCTGTCGACGCTGTTCGCCACGAAGATGCGGCGCGGGCCGACCTTGACCGTGCGCGGATTGAGTACGCCGTCATCTTCGGCAATCCACATGCCGGAGATAGCCAGATCCTGCGCGGCTTTCTCCATGCGTTTGGTTTCGTTCAGCTCTTTGCAGTCAGGCAGAGCATCGTATACCGGGCCGATTCCGTAGGAGCCGCCCGGGATTTTCATCCAGCGCGGAACGCAGCACGGGAATTCGTGATAACCGGATTCGCGCACAACCTGCTTGTTGCTCACGTCGACGTTGTACGATGCAAAGCGCATGTTTTTAGCCAGGCGGGCATCGACCATGTAGGTTTCGCGCGGGAAAATGCAGTGCAGGAAATCAAATTTATCGTCGGGCTTTTTCTTCGCCGCGTCGCGGATCTTCTCGCTGACCTTGTCCGCGCCAAACTCTTTGATGGCCTGCTCAGCGGTCAGCTGATAGCGACGGTATATCGTGTCCACGATGCCATCCTTGCGGGTGGACGTGACATAGCACTGCGCCAGCGGCCATTGCTGGAAGGTGTAACCGCCCTCTTCCCGGTCCTCGTCGATGTACAGGACGAACCAGCCAGCGCACACCACGTCGAGATTGGCCTCATAGCCCTCAGCGTCGAAGTTGGCGGCGTGGATATTTTCCCACACCAGCGTGGCGCACTCGGATAGCCAGGCTTTAGCGTCGTCAGGCAGCGATTCGCTGTCGAGGTTCAGCCACTGCGCGTTTGCCGGGGTCATGCCGGACATGAGCGCAGAGGCCAGCATGCGTGCGCTGTCGGTGGCGGTGCCGTCCAGTAGCTTCGCCACCTTGTGTTTTGCGCTCTGAGCGTCGAGCACTTCGTCAGAGAATCCCGCGCCGCGCAGCGGATAGGTGTAGTCATAGCACTCGCGCCAGACGCTTTCATGCTGCTGGCGGTTGGCTTTCAGCGTGTCGGAACGCTTAATCAGCTTAACGGCGAGTTCATCCATCAGTTACGCCCCCAGAGTGTTTTTCTGCTGCGCTGCCTGCGCGCCAGAGGACAGCAGAGAGCTGCCAGAATCAGCCGCGCCCTCTGCGCCACTGGCGAGAAGGGACGAGCCTTTCTTGCGCTTCTTACGCGCTGCTGCATCTGCGTTTGCCGCTTTTGCTGCTGCATCGGCAGCTGCATCCGCTTCGGCCTGCGGGTCGGTCTGTACGACCTTAGGTGCTCCACCTCCACACATAACGCTTCCCCTCTTAGCCCGGAACGTGCCAGCCGTGCTCAGTCAGAACGGGTTTACCCGTTACAGGCTGCGGCTTGCCCTCGTCGTTCGTCACGTAACCCAGCGGCGCGGCAGGTGCCGCCGTGGTGGCTTTTTTGACGAGCTGGAGGAATTCGAGATTGTCGGTCAGCTGCTGGTCAGCCAGGTCGGTGTAACCCAGCGTTTCAAAGCGGGCGATGATAGCCGCGCCCTGCTCGTTGATGGTACCCAGCAGAGTATTGCGCTCAGCGAGGGCGGCATCGTCCAGCAGGCTGGCAACACGCTGCTGGATAATCTCAGGCTCTGCGCGCTGCGGGTCCGGTGTTATGGCTTCACCGATGGTGCCCGTAAGCAGCTCTGCGCCCGTTTCAGGCTCCTGCCCCGGTACTTCGACAGGTTTCTTTGGTCTACCCATTGTGGTGGCTCCTGTGATGATTGAGCCGTAAGTGTGAAGCGGGGTCGCGGTCGGGATCCCGACCAAATGGAAGATTTGTTAAAAACAGGGCCGATTTAACATAATGGACGTTGCGCGCACCAGCGAAATGGCTCTCGTTAACGATTTAGCGTGAAGGGGTTATTTGTTGCGGTTTACTGGCCGGAAGTGGTGAAAAATGGACTGCATAAATCGTGCATAAAACAGGGCGGTTTTTGCATAGCGTTTTTAACCGATGAACGCCCTGTTTTTACAAGTTTTCATGGTGCCAGACGCTTTGTGCGCCAGGCGTACACAAAGCGCCGTGATGTAACCTGCGCTGGCAGTTCGGAGCGGGGGCGCTGTGTGACGTAGCACCAGAAGTCTATCAGCGCTTCGCCTGTGTGGTGGTTCGGTGCTGCGCCCTGCTTCCAGCCGATGATAGCAGACTTCGACACGTCGAGCTCTCTGGCAATCTCCTGCAGGGGAATGCCGCTGCGCGTGATGTCGTTAATCACCCGGAACCAGTCTGTTTTGAACGTTGCGACAACAGGCATAGGTCATCCCCCAAAACGCGCGCACGCGCGAGCATAGAGAGCGATTTTATTGAGCTTCTGGCGCTCGTTAATCGCCGTGGTGGAATCAAATCGTGTTTGCATATCGCTACCCGCAATAAATTACATGTTCGACGTGTAACCACCTGTAACCACTGTAACCACTGTAACCACCATCTTATTAACCTTTCCCTGAACGACTTATATATATATATGGGGTTTTTAGAAAATAGGTGGTTACAGTGGTTACAGTGGTTACAACCATTTAAAATCAATTAGTTAAAGCGTAACCACCTCGTACACTAAGGTGGTTACAGGTGGTTACGCAGACACCCAAACTCGCTGCACCTTGCCGTCAACACGCCTCAAAACGCGCTTATATCCGCAATTTTGCAAAACATTGCTAATTCGCATTTCTTCGCGTTTTCCGATGTGGCTTGGATTTAAGCCAATCGCGTCGCGCAGAACGTCGCTAGCACGTAAAAATTCGCAATTTCGCGGAATGTCGTTAGTCATCAGGTCAGGCGTGTCGAGCCATTTCTCGACCGTTTCGAGCCATGCGTCCTTAATGGTGTACTGCTCGTGGACACTCGCACCGAGGCGCTCAGCATCGCGGAACTGGATGCCACCGAGGCGCTTAAACGTCTCGCGAGCCTCAGCCCACAACAAAAGTAGGTCGGTTTTTATCGCTTTCACGTCGACTTTCGACACCTCCACGGGCAGCCACCGGCGGTTCCCGGTCTTATCAGCGAGGAATTCGTCCTCGTTGGTGGTACCGACGAACACCAGGCGACGAGGGAACTGGGTGGCGAACTCGCGATATTTAGGGATCCAGTTCTCATGCGTGCGGGTCACGAATGCCTTGATGGATTCCAGCTCTTTGGTATTGAGGCCGCGCAGCTCGCCAATCTCCGCCACCAGACGCCCGCGCATCTTGCGTGCGAGGTCGTCGTCTTTCTCAGCGAAGGAGATCTCGGTGAAGAACGCCGGGTCGGGGCTCAGCGCTTCCACGCCGGAGGACTTCCCGCAGCCCTGCGGGCCGACGAGGATCGGCACCATATCGGCTTTGACGCCGGGTTCCAGCACCCTGCCCGCCAGCGCCGTCCACATGTACATGGACACCGCGCGGGTGTATGGCGTGTCGGCGGTACCGAAGTGCGTATGGTAAAAAGTTTCGATGCGCGGCACGCCGTCCCACTCCAGCCCGTTCAGCCAGGTAGTCGCCGAGTCGAAAGGCTGTTCGTCAGCGGCCAGCAGCACCACGTCGCGAATGAGCTCGCGCCCGACAGGCTTAAAGCCGCGCTTTTCCATCGTGATGCGCAGGCGCGCATAGTCCGCATCGGTGAACGCCTGCCACTGACCGGAGCCCGCCTGGGCGAACATAATTTCATCGCGGAACTGGTCGAAGCGAATATCGATATCCACGAAGTCAGGACGCACAACGGCTTTGGCCGCGTTGCTGATAGTGGCCTCGATGCGTCCCCATTTGTCACGCTCGAACGCCGGCAGCGGTAATGGCTCGGCCACTTCGGTGCTGGTCAGGTCTTCGAAATCGTCGTTGCGGATCCCGATGGCATTAAGGAAATCGCCGTCGTCGCGATGCGCACAGCTGGCGTGAAGGCACTTGAAATGCCCCTGCTCAAATCCCGCGGTACCGCCCGGGAAGTAAACCGTGCTGGTCGGGTCGCCGCCGGTGCTGTGGCCATCTTCAAACGGGCAGCGGATATAGCGCTCGCCGTTCGCACCATCCAGCAGCGTCCAGCCATTGGCGTCGAGATATTCCGCCGTCTCATCCGTGGCGCCGGGCGTGAACGTTGAGCGGTCGCGCATCTTCGTGCTACCCGCTTCTGTGGTGACCGACACGGGCAGTTGATCCGCCAGGCGCTGCCACAGCGTTTCGAGCTGGTCAGCTGTTATGGCTGGTGGCTCGTCCGGCAGACCGCCGTCCCATTCAATACGCGCGCCGCTGCTGTGCGTACCGCAGGCAACGAATTGCTGCCCGTTCGCCAGCAGCTCGATAATCCCCATATCGCCCGCCAGACGGTGGATGCGCTTACGGAAATCGCCGTCAACGGCCAGCAGGTACAGGCATTTGTTGCTGTTGGCGCGCCAGCGCCGCGGCGGCAGCTCGCCCAGCAGCAGCACCAGCGTTTTGCGAATATCAGCCTGGATATCTTCGTCTTCGCTGTCGCAGTCCAGCGCCAGCCAACCGTGACCCGTGCGCACGCAGATGCCGTAATCCGGTTCGTTCGACCAGCGGGCAAAGTCATGCTCAGTAACGACATGCTCGGTCCAGTCTTTGATCCCGGTAGCGAGGCGGTCGCGGTTATACAGGCTTGGCGTTTTGCCGAGCATTTTGAGTTTGCTATTCGGGGATATGGTCGCGCCCGGGTTGCACACGACCGGCAGCAGCTGGTCAGTACGCCCCAGCACCAGATCGAAATGGAACCATTCGTCAGGCGTCGCCCCCCAGTTCTTTTTATCTGGCATGGGTTACGCCTTTTTCTCGTTTTGTGAGCCGTGCAGCAGCCAGTTGGGGTCGCAATCAAGCGCAACGGATAATTCAAGAAGATAGCGAGGGCGGGAGATAACACCGCTTTCGATCCTGTTGATGGCCTGCTGACTAACCCCTGTTAGCTCAGCCAGCGTGACCTGCGTCATTTTGAGCTCTTTACGTCGCTCTTTTAATCGAGTAGCCAGAGTCATAGTTATCACCTCATACAATTTTAGTGGTATTTAGCAACAACTAATGATGTTTGTCAAATACAACAAAAATTGTATTTAATAATAGGAGGTCATAATTTCAACTCTTACAAGGTACTAAAAATGTCTCTCGCAGCACGCTTCAAAGCCCGCCGTATGGAACTCGGAATGACACAAACAGAAGTTGCAAACTCTGCGGGAGTTAGCCAGCAGTCAATTGAGTCTATAGAAAGCGGACGCACCCGAAAGCCACGTAATCTTCTCGACCTGGCTAAGGCGCTGAAATGCAGCCCGGACTGGCTATTGAACGGTAAAAACATAATGCCGCTCGCTGAAATCAGCACCAGAAGAATCCCGGTATTGAGCTACGTTCAAGCGGGTTGCCTTACCGAAGCAAGAGACGTTACCGACCTCACAGGAGAGCTTGAATATGTGCTGGCTGATGCAGACGTGCCCGAAACATGCTTTGCTCTTCGCATCGATGGCGACAGCATGCAACCGGAGTTTAAGGAAGGGGATATCGTTATTATAGACCCGGATCTGTGCCCTACCCCTGGAGAATTCGTGGTTGCCAAGAACGGTGGTCATGAGGCCACATTCAAAAAATACCGACCGTTAGGAATAGGTGTTGATGACTTCGAGCTGGTTCCGCTTAACCCAGACTATCCTGTTTTGCGCAGTGCTGACATGAAGTTACAGATCATTGGTGTCATGATCGAGCACCGCATTTACCGCCGTAAACGCTAAAACCCCGCCTCCGCTGGAGGGCTCCGCTGCCCTCCTCACACTTATCTTGTAAAATATTACAAACTAAATTCATTTAAATATCAATAACGTGGTATTTTTGCGCCAATAAATACCACGTTTGTGGTTTACACAATACAACTCAAATTGTAGATTTAACCCCAAGAAGTAATCGCTCTTTAACAATCAGAACCGCGTGACATATGCGTACGGTAAGCGTAGAGGACCACACCGCGACGAGCTGATAAGTCACGCAAGTTGAAACGCCCCGATGATGGGGCGTGCAGTGAATTAATCAAAGGCTTCGGGCCTTTTACTAATCCACTGTATGAGGACAAACATAATGAGCAAACAAGAACTAATCAGCCTCCTGATGAATCGCTACAACGTATCCTGGCGTGTTGCAGAAGAGGCCCTGAGAGATAACGACTGGGATCTGATGATGGCCGCTGGTGATATTCGCGACGAGCTGGCCGCCGAAGTTTAACCATCCCCCTGAGTCATCCATTGCTGTGTGTAGTCTTTGCCCGCCTCCCATGACGGGCTTTTTTCATGCCTGAAAGCGCATTCAGTGCAGTGCGCTCCCCGACATGAAAAGGAGCACCACCGATGAAACCTGACCACCTCCACCGGCTGACGGGGCGCGACGTGCTCCATTATCGCCGCAAACATTTCGACATTATCACCGGTCTGGCCCTCGCTACTGCGTTCGGCCTGGCTATTACCTTCATTCTCCTTGTAGCGAGGATTGCTTAATGCAAATCACCAAAGAACAAGTAAAAGCCTGGCACGCCTGTACCGATGGCTTCCGTTGGTTTCTCGACAAATTCCCGCAGGGCGGCGCGTACGCTGATGTACACGGCGCGCTGATCGCGGATAAGCGTTTCGATGATGCACGCTGGCTGGTCGATAAGATGTACCGCACACATCTTGATAAGGCCGAATTCATTCAGGCCGAAACAGCCGCAACCGACAAGATGGTTGGCGAACTTACCAGCATGGAGCACCCATCCGATCAAGTAGAGAGTAAGAACAGCTCCGGCTACAACGCCCGAATCGGCAGCTCCGGCTACAACGCCCAAATCGGCAGCTCCGGCTACAACGCCCAAATCGGCAGCTCCGGCGACGACGCCCGAATCGGCAGCTCCGGCTACAACGCCCGAATCGGCAGCTCCGGCTACAACGCCCGAATCGGCAGCTCCGGCTACAACGCCCGAATCACTGCAACGGGTAAAGGATCTGTGGTGGCCTGTGCGGGCAGCATTGAGCGCATTGTCCTGGGCGAAGGTGGCTGCGCATCAGTGCCGTGGCACGACGGAAAACGCATCCGCATTGCTGTGGCTTATGTCGGCGAAAACGGCATCGAAGCCAACACCCCCTATTACGTGAACGACGAAGGTCAGTTCGTCAAGGTTGAGGAATAATCCATGAGCTTAGAAACAAATCTGGAACTTAATAACCAACTGGTAACCCGTAACAACGAATTGCTGGAACGCCTTATCACTGCCCTGGCCTCTGGCGTCGCTCTTCGCCCGGACACTGTGGCGCAGGTGCAGGAATACCGCGAAACGGTACCGGATACCAAAGCGGAAAATACCGTTATCCGCAAGGTTACGCTGGAAGATCTGGAGTTCAGCGACATTATCGCTCTGGCTGCGTTCTACCCGGACGCGCAGGAGCTCAGCGAAACGATGGTCCAGCGCGTTGTTGATTATCGCGACGCCGAAGGCGATAAGCGCGTTGTGCAGATCGACGCTCTGGACAGCGCCCTGCAGGGCGTCAAACGCGCAAAAGAAGTTCATAAAGATGTGCTGCTCCAGCTGTCACGCGACATCATTTCTTACTGGGATGACCTGACGACTATCGCCGAGCGACGCGCATACGCTGAAACATGGCTCGATGCGAAGCCGGGCGAGCGTGACACAGTGAAGCCGAAGAAGGCCAGCAGTAAGGGCAAGCAGGAGCGTAAAGGGCCGTTCTACTGGAAACATCCAGAAAGTGACTCTTTTGGCAGCGTTGAAGACCTCGGCGCGTTGCATGAAATCCTTGAGGATGGGTTGACTGTTGAGATCAACAAAGTGGAGTTCCTCCAGCTGCAGGAAGCTGCCAGCAAAGATAAGACAGAAACGGATACCAGCCATTCTGATTTTGCAGCCCTGCGTAAAAAGGCCGAAGGATTGATCCTCCAGTTGGCGAAAGGTGGTTACCGTGCCGAAGCGGTGGCGATTCTGGAAAAACAGGGAGCCAAAAAGCTCGGCGAAGTTGCTGACGAGAACCTCGCAGACGTGATCGCTCAGGCTGAAAAAGCGCTGGAGGGCTAATTATGGCAGAAGTTCATGCACGACTTTCCCCGTCTTCAGCGCATCGGTGGATGCGCTGCCCCGGCAGCCTGGCACTGGAGGCCACTCAGCCAGACAAAGAAACGTCTTTTGCGCTTGAGGGTACCGCAGCGCACGCGCTGGGTGAAATTGTCCTGCGAAATCGACTTAGCTATTCCGCCGATTATGCTGGTTGCGATGTTGGAACGTATCTCGGCACCTACCCGCTAGCACACCCGTCAAAAACGGATCCTGGCCCGCAGGTAGATGAGGAAATGGTCGAAGCAGTTGGCCGTTACGTTGACACCGTCTGGGCGCTGTCGCAGGGCAATGAGCTGCTGGTCGAGCAGCGTGTCGACTTCTCCCACATCGTCGGTGTAGACGAGTCATTCGGCACCGCCGACGGCGTAATCATCGCGGGTAACGAGCTGCAGATCCACGACCTGAAATACGGTAAGGGTGTGCGTGTCGATGCCGAGCAGAACGAGCAGCTGCAGCTGTATGCCCTGGGCGCGCTCGAGCAGTTCAGCATGCTGTACGACTTCGAGACGGTGCGCCTGTTCATCCACCAGCCGCGGCTTAATCACGTTTCAGAGTGGGCCCTTACGGTGGAAGAGCTCCAGGCGTTCGGCGAACGGGCACAGGAAGCGGCAGCCAGTGTGATCGTGATGTTCAACATCGCAGATTGCGAAGGTGTCGAAACCCTGCCGCTGGAAAACTTCACTCCGGGCGAAAAACAGTGCCGGTTCTGTAAGGCAAAAGGCGGTCTGTGTACCGCTGAGGCGCAGGCCAGACTTAACGATGTGAAAGACGATTTTGTCGACTTGACCCAGCCGGTTGGCGAACAACTCGTAGAGGCCGTTAAACGCGTGCCGCTGCTGACTGCCGAACAACTGGCGGATATTTTCAGCCAGGTTGGCCTGATTGAGTCTTTTTGCAAAGCGGTATGCGACCGGGTGAATAGTGAGCTGAACGCCGGGCATCCGGTACCGGGCTTTAAGCTGGTTACTGGCAAACAGGGTAATCGTGCCTGGAGCGATGAAGCCGCCGCCCGCGCGCTGCTGAAAGACCAGTTCCGATATAAAACTGAGGAGGTTTTCGACCTTAAGCTGATTAGCCCGACCAAAGCCGAGAAGCTCATCAAAAAGGCCAGCCCTCGCCGCTGGACGAAAGTCGAAGCGCTGATCACCCGCGCTGACGGTAAGCCCACCGTCGCCCCCGAATCCGACCCGCGCCCTGCGCTCAATATCAACCCTGTTAATGATTTCGACGACGTGTCCGACGACGCGCTCGCCGCTGACCTCATCTGATTAAGGAAATACCCATGAAAATTAAACTGCAAAATGTTCGTCTTTCCTTCCCTGAATTGTTCGAAGCAAGCCAGGTTAACGGCCAGGGAGATTTCAAATTCCGTGCAACCTTCCTTTTACCGCCAGACCATCCGGGTAATAAAGCTATTGAACAAGCTATCAAGAAAGTCGCCACGGACAAATGGGGAGCCAAAGCGGAGACAATCATTTCCCAGATTCGCGGTAACCCTATGCGCTTTAACTACCGCAGCGGCGATGAGAAAGCGGATTACGAAGGGTACTCAGGTAATATGTTCATCAGCGCCAGCAATAAGGCGCGGCCATTGGTTATTGACCGCGACCTTTCCCCACTCACTGCGCAGGACGGACGCCCTTACTCAGGCTGCTACGTTAACGCCACCATTACCATTTTCGCGTATGAGAATAACGGTAAAGGTATCAGTGCCTCTCTCGGTGGTGTTCAGTTCTTCAAAGATGGCGATGCGTTCAGTGGTGGCGGTGTTGCCTCTCCCGACGACTTCGACGACATCAGCGAAGGCGCAGACGCTTCCGATCTGGTTTAACCCTTCCCCCACCCGGCCATGCGCCGGGTGTTTTGCAAAGAGTGTCCCTTTTCGCAAAGCACCCGCGAGGAATATCTATGTCTGAAACCATTCTCTGGGGCGACCTGGAAACCTATTGCGAGATACCCATCACGAACGGCACGCACGCTTATGCGGAAGGTGTCGAGGTGATGCTGTTTGCCTGGGCCATCGGCGACGAACCGGTTAGCGTCTGGGATTTAACCGCTGGCGAACCGATACCCGATCCGTTGTGGTTCGCTCTTCGCGACCCCGATACCCTGCTTTATTTTCACAATTCGCACTTTGACCGCACCGTTTTGCGCCACACTCACCCTCGGCTGGCCCCCGACGTAACACGCTGGCGCGACACAATGGTGCAGGCGCTGGCGCACGGACTCCCCGGCGCGCTGGGCGCACTCTGCGAGGTGCTTGGCGTCCCGCAGGACAAGGCGAAGGACAAAGAAGGTAAGGCGCTGATCCAGCTATTCTGCAAGCCACGTCCTAAGAACAGCAAACTGCGCCGGGCCACCAGCAAAACGCATCCGGAAGAATGGCGGCGCTTTGTTGCATATGCCGGGCTGGATATTGAGGCTATGCGCGAAGTGCATAAGCGTCTACCGAAGTGGAATTATAAGGGCGCAGAGCTGGCGCTCTGGCATCGCGATCAGCAGATCAATGACCGCGGCGTCTGCATGGATGTGCAGCTGGCGCAGGCAGCGATCGAGGCGGTAGATCAGGAGCAAAAGCGCCTGGCAAAACGCACGCAGGTAATGACCGACGGTGAAGTGCAGGCGGCCACGCAGCGCGATGCGCTGATTAAGCACATTGTTGAATCCTACGGCGTGGAGCTGCCGGACATGCAGCGCAGCACGCTTGAGCGCCGTATGGCGGATCCTGATTTGCCGTCTGCGGTGAAAGAGCTGCTGGCTATCCGCCTGCAGGCCAGCACCACCAGCACCAGCAAGTACAAATCGCTGATGAAGGGCGTGAGCAGTGACGGGCGTCTGCGCGGCACGCTGCAGTTCTGCGGCGCATCCCGAACCGGGCGCTGGGCCGGGCGATTATTCCAGCCTCAGAACCTGCCCCGCCCTTCGCTTAAGCAGGACCAGATAGACGAAGGAATCGAAGCGCTGAAAGCCGGATGTGCCGATCTGCTGTTCGATAACATCATGGAGCTGACCAGCTCAGCGCTGCGCGGCTGCATCATGGCACCGGAAGGCAAAAAGCTGGTGGTTAGCGACCTGTCGAATATTGAGGGGCGAAAACTGGCCTGGCTTGCCGGCGAGCAGTGGAAGCTGGACGCATTCCGGGAGTATGACGAGGGGACCGGACCGGACCTGTATAAACTGGCCTACGCCCGCGCCTTCAATATCTCGCCGGACGATGTTGATAAATACCAGCGTCAGATCGGCAAGGTGATGGAGCTGGGCCTCGGCTTTGGCGGTGGCGTCGCGGCGTTCCTGACCTTCGCCCTGGTCTACGGCCTTGACCTCGACGAGCTGGCGAATGCCGCGCTGCCGAACATTCCCCGCGATGTTATCCGCGAGGCGAAAAGCTGGTACGACGAATCGGTTAAACGTAAGTCGACCTTCGGCCTGTCCGAGCGTGTATTCATCGCATGTGACTCGCTCAAACGTCTCTGGCGCAGAGCTCACCCGGCAACCTGCGATTTCTGGTACGAGCTCGAGCGCACCGTCCGCGCCGCCATCGCGACCCCGCAAAAAACACTGTACTGCGGTTATCTGAAAGTCCGCCGCGATGGTGCATGGCTGCGCATCCAGCTGCCGTCCGGGCGCGCACTCTGCTACCCGTCCCCGTCAATCGAGAAGGGGAATATCACCTATCAGGGCGTTAACTCCTACTCGCGCAAATGGCAGCGGCTCAAAACCTACGGCGGAAAGCTGGTGGAAAACGTCACCCAGGCGGCTGCCCGCGACGTTCTGGCCGGAAACATGCCGCTGATCGAGGATGCCGGTTACAGCATTGTGTTGACAGTACACGATGAGGTGATTTGCGAAGCGCCGGACACAGACGATTTTAACGATAAGGCGCTTTCCGCGCTGCTCTCAACTAACCCCGAATGGGCGCCCGACATCCCGCTGAACGCTGGCGGCTTTGAGGCATACCACTACCGTAAGGATTAACCCTATGTCATTTAAATATCGGGACAGTCCGCTTTATTACCGGTCTGCGCGGGAGGCTGTGCAACTGGAACAGGCGGGCGAATATGACCGCGCGGCGAAGGTCTTGGCCAAAGCCAACCGCGAATCGCGCAACGAACTTAATCAGGACTGGAGCGAACGGCGGAATGATTTCTGCCTGATGCAGAACATGCGCGAAAAGCGTAAGGCGGTGGACGATGAAAGACTTAAGTAAAGCAGCTATGGACGTATTGGCGGAACGTCGCCGCCAGATTACTGGCGAGGGCTGGACGCCGGAGCATGACGACGAGCATTGCAATAACGAAATGGCGATGGCAGCGGTTTGTTACATAAACGAAACAGGAACTGTGAATCGTAATGGTGGCAAGCCGTGGGGGTGGCCTTGGGATGCATCATGGTGGAAACCAAATGCCCGCCGTCGCAACCTGGTAAAAGCTGGGGCTTTAATTCTGGCTGAAATAGAGCGTCTCGATCGTGCAGGACCAAAAGGCGGTAAGTGATGGCCTACGAACGTGAAAACCCTGTTGAAAAGTACCTCATTAAAGAGGTTAAAAAAGCTGGGGGGCGAGCTTACAAATTCGTATCGCCCGGCCGCCGCTCGGCACCAGATCGCATTGTCCTGCTACCCGGCGGCCGCCTCATCTTTGTTGAATGCAAAGCTCCCGGCAAACTACCACGCGCCGACCAGCTGCGCGAGCACGAACGGCTGCGCGCGCTGGGCTTTACCGTGGTGGTGCTGGATAGCAAAAATCTGGAGGGGATATTGTGAATCTTCCGGCCATTCTCGACATGTGCTGCGGCTCTCGTATGTTTTGGTTTAACAAAAGCGACCCACGCGCCGTGTATTTGGATGCCCGTAGCGAGTCGCACGTGCTTTGCGATAACAGGAAGTTGGAAATCCACCCGGACGTACTTGGCGATTTCAGACAGTTGCCATTTGCCGACGGTCAATTTTTACAGGTGATATTTGATCCCCCTCATCTGCGCCGCGCTGGCCCTAACGGCTGGATGCGAAAAAAGTATGGCCAGTTGGATAAAGAGAACTGGCGTGAAGATCTTCGCGCAGGATTCGCAGAAGCATTTCGCGTGCTGGCACCCGGCGGCACGTTAATTTTCAAATGGAATGCTACGCAGATTCCTGTCAGCCAAATTATAGAGTTAACCGACCAGCAACCTACCATCTGGCAACGCACTGGCAAGGCAGATAAAACCCACTGGATAGTATTTTTAAAAGCCGTAGAGGGGTACCAGAACGGAAATGACCTCATCTAAAATTTTCACCCCCCGCCCTTATCAAGACCTGATCATCAACCACGAAATCGACATCCTGCGCTGCAATATCTGGGCGGGTATGGGTATGGGTAAAACCGTGGCGACGCTCACCACGCTGGAAGATCTCTTCATGGCGGGAGCGGAGACACAGCCTGCACTGGTGCTCGCGCCGCTGCGCGTAGCCGCCAGCACATGGCCGGATGAAGCGGTTAAATGGGGGCATCTGCGCAATATCGAGGTGCAGCCGATTGTCGGTAATGCCAAAGCGCGCGCTGCGGCGCTGGCGAACAGCAACGCCAGCGTATTTACCATCAACTACGACAATCTGGTCTGGCTGGTGGAAGAGTTGGGCGGCCGCTGGCCGTTCGGTACCGTCATTCCCGACGAAAGCACCCGGCTGAAATCCTTCCGGCTGCGCGGGGGTGGTAAGCGCGCGGCAGCGCTGGGCAAGGTGGCACATAAACACATCCGGCGCTGGATGAATCTCACTGGTACGCCAGCACCAAACGGCCTGGTGGATTTGTGGGGGCAAGCGTGGTTTGTGGATCAGGGACAGCGCCTCGGGCGAACTTACGGTGCGTTTACCTCCCGCTGGTTCAACTCAATACAGTTTCCGGGGCAGAGCTGGACGAAGCTGGAGCCGTTCGCACACTCGCAGGACGAAATACAGCGCGCGCTGGCCGACGTGACTATCTCCCTCGATGCCGCCGACTGGTTCGATATCAAAGAGCCCATCCATAACGTGATCCGCGTGGACATGCCACCTAAGGCCCGCCAGCAGTATCGCGAAATGGAAAAGGAAATGTTCCTGGAGCTGAACGGCGAAGGCATCGAAGCACCGAACGCCGCGGCAAAAACGGTGAAGTGTCTGCAAATCGCCAGCGGCGCGGTATACACCGATGACGCCGGGAGCTGGTCAGAACTGCACGACGCCAAACTGCAAACGCTGGACAGCATTCTCACCGAAGCGGCTGGCGCACCGGTGCTGGTGGCCTACCACTGGAAACACGACCTTGAGCGCCTGCTAAAAGCTTTTCCGCGCGGTCGCCACCTCGACCAGGATCCGCAGACGCTGCGCGACTGGAACGCAGGAAAGATACCGGTGCTGTTCGCGCACCCGGCAAGTGCGGGCCACGGCCTGAACATGCAGGACGGCGGCAACATACTGGTGTTTTTCTCGCACTGGTGGGATCTGGAGCAGTACCAGCAAATTATCGAACGCATCGGGCCCACCCGGCAGATACAGGCCGGACACAACCGCCCGGTGTTCATTCACCACATTATCGCCGCCGACACTATGGACGAAATGGTAATGGAGCGGCGCAACTCAAAACGAACAGTGCAGGACATCCTGCTCGATGCCATGAAAAAGAGAGGTATAGCATGACACCGTTTATCTCTGACACTGACCTGATTAACATTAAAGAGGTTGAGCGCTCTGTTGGCCTGAAAAAATCCAGCATTTACGAGCGCATCAGTAATAACGAGTTTCCGAAGCCTAAGAAGCTCGGGAGCCGAACCTCCCGCTGGGTACGCGGCGAGGTCGAAGAGTGGAAAAAACAGTTTCTTTAAATCAAACGCAGCTGGTCAATATAATCCGCATACCACTGCATCATTTCCCGACGCCCTTCCATATACAGGGCATGGTTATAAACCCCGCGAATATTGTTCTTATCCACATGAGCGATCTGGATTTCAACCCAGTCAGAGTTGAACCCTTTATCGTTCAGGATGGTGCTGAACGTATGCCGGAAGCCATGCCCTACTACCCTCCCCTTATACCCCAGCGTGTGGATCATCCTGTTTATTGTGTTCTCGCTCATGACCTTTGACGGGTCATTCCTGCCGGGGAACATATTCACGTATCGACCTGTCAGACCGTGCAAATCTTTCAGCAAGACAACAAGCTGATCGGAGAGCGGTACCAGGTGCGGGCGGTCCATCTTCATAAATTCGGCGGGTATCTCCCACAGCCGATTATCGAAATCTACCCATTCCCATTTTGAATGCCGCAGTTCGTAAGTACGCAGCCCTGCCAGCATCATAATCTGCAACCCCAGCCGGGGCAGCGGGCTCCCCTTGTAACTCTCAAGCGCTGCGAGAAAATCGGGCAGTTCTTCAGCCGTCAGGAACGGGAAGGACTCTCCTTTATGCCCGGTCATTGCGCTGTTCAGTTCGCTGACGGGGTTATACTTCGCGCGCCCGGTCGCAACTGCATAGCTGAACACCTCACCGCACCACCGGCGTGTTTTGGCTGCTTTCTCGGTTGCGCCGCGATTCTCAATTTTACGCAGCGCCGTCAACATCTGGACCGGTTCGATTTCAGCAACTGGCAGCTTACCCACCGCTGGGAAAATATCTTTGTTGAATGCTTCGAGAATGTCAGAGGCATAGCCAGGCGACCAGCGAGGCTTCTTGAATTCGTGCCATTCTGTGGCAATCTCTTTAAACGTGATCGTCTTTGCTGCCGCAGCTGCAACATGGCTTTTGACTTTTACTGGGTCAACACCTGCCGCAACGTTACGCCGGGCCTCATCTCGCTTTTCCCGAGCGGCCGCCAGCGAAACAGCCGGGTACACACCGAGCGCCAGCATCTTTTCTTTACCGGCGAAGGTATAGCGATAGCGCCAGTATTTCGCACCGCTGGTTTTCACCAGCAGAATGAGCCCGTTGCCGTCTGGCAGCTTATAGTCTTTCTCGGCAGGCTTTGCTGTCTCGACCTGTCGCGCGTTTAGTTTCATAGGTACCCGCCTCAAACTCAGATACCCGATTATGTACCCGTTTTAAATTTGGATTGCAACGGTAAAAGGTGGATAACGGCGGACAAACAAAACAGCCAACACCTCGAAAAACAAGGAAAAATGGACGATTTGGGATGGTACTGGATGAAATGATGGTGCCGATAATAGGAGTCGAACCTACGACCTTCGCATTACGAATTAGTAGAATCACATTTAACTAGCTGTTTTACATACACATTGCCGCATTCACAACAGGCAACTCAATGGCATATGATGTAAGAAAAGGGATGGCGATTTACCATGTATGACACAAATCTGGCACATCGCCAAAATCAGATTAAGCCGCTGGTGGCACAGGCCAAGTGATATCCGGAGCTTTCGACGTGTCAACCGCCTGGACGCCTTTGATGTACTGCATCCACGAGATTAGGCTTGCTTTATCTTCATCGCTGATGATGCCCAGCTGTAGTTCAGTTTGCCAGAAACTGATTGTTTCCTGTGCTTCAGTCAGTAACGCGGCCTTTTGCTGGTCAGCAGCCTCAACATCAGCAGCATGCTGCGCGTCTGGATCTGTTACCCACTTTTTTCCGTCCCACTTTTGGTATGGCCCTGAAGGAGCTATAGTGGTGTAACCATCCTTGATCGGTCCAATGTAGTCTACCGTAGAGGCTGAGGCATTAGCGGTTGAATATACTGTATCACCACGATGGTCCTCAAACAGCTCCCACTGACCATTTGTGAACACTGCAATTTTTCCGTCGACTTCATCACCGGGATCAATATCAGTGGAATGCCACGGCATGCTTACACCAACATTGATGTATTCATCAGACCAACCGGTATATTCCGAAGTCACTGCATCGTAATAAAAGCAACGAATGTCCCCACCTTCAGCAGCTAATCCATTTTCGTCAAATACTGGTTTCATTATTTAGCCCTTACCAGAAAGTTAAACGCGATATTACGAGGACGTGTTTCACTTGCAGTTTTCGTTTCAATGGCACTATCAATAGAGAAATACTGCAAATCCTGAGATCCAGCACCGTAATTGGTGTAAGAATTAACAAATGCACCCGCTTTTATTGAGCCAGAGCTACCCATAGCCCCCCCCATGAAATTCCCTGTTATACGCTGCTGAGCAAAGCCCTGTGCGCTTAACAACGTGCGACCACCGTCTACACCTCGCCCGTCATCCCAGATTCGAGGAAATTCTCCGCGAGCTTCTGTTAACGTCAAACTGGGAATTACTAATGCAAGCTTGGGGTAAGTATCCGATGAAAATTTTGCCCCGTTGAACTTCAGAAACACCATATCAGACCATTCAGTCATAACGGTATTCGGCATTGCTGAGGATGGCCAGAAGAATGGAATTCCGATAGCCGGTGCGCCAGCGCCCAAACGGAGGTTTGTAGTTAGCGCGTTCGTGAACTTTGTCACCAGTCCGCTTACATCAGCGTTGTCCAGAGCATCAGCGCCGGAATTGGCAATAAACTGTCCCACCAGCGCGGCGATTGTTGTCGCCTGCCGAATAGCTTTGTTGACCTGTGCGCTGGATGCTTTGCCTGCCGTGAATCCAGAAAGCAGAGCCGGAAGTGCTTCCCAGTCTGCCTGTGACATGACGTTAGCGTTAGGATCAAGCGCGAACGCTTTAAAGTTATTTGTTGCCATCAGAGTAATACTCCCCATGCTCCAACATCGAACCCGCCGATGTATTCGTTATCCATATCAAACCCAAAGAATTTAGAACCCTCGGACGGTGTTTCTACCGAAGGTGTTTCAATGTCACCCGCCCATACGCCAGCAGCTTTAACGGTGAGATAGCCCTGCTTGATAGCGGAAATCAGTTCAAGAGACACATCAGAAATATCAGTCTCGGGGAATACCCAGACCGATATCGTCATGTCCTGGTTGTCGACAATTTGCATCCTGAGGCCTGAGCCAGCAGTCGCAGCGTCAAGGATGGCGGGTAGCGAGTCGTTGCGGCCGTCCCAATTGTTGATAGCGATTTTTGCTTTCAGAATGATGCGGTAGGTATCATCGCTCAGCGACGTATAACCCGAATCCGGGTCATACGGTCCTTGCCATACGCCCTGGTCATATCCGAGCCCGTCAGTGTCCCAACTAAAATACACCCCGCTTATCGTCTGGCTGACGATGCGACTGCGACCAATCCAGAGGCCGAGGATATCGAGCTGCACGCCGACCGCCGTATCAATATCGAAGGCTGTTACAAGCCCTGACATGGTGCTGGACACATCAATCAGCGGGCGGGTGCTCAGATCTATATGGTCAAAAAAGAGTGGCTTGGTAGCGTGGTAGTTAGTGATCAGTTCGGTGTATTTACTCATGAGGTCACCGTGATAGAGATATTCGCGGTGCTACAAGACGCCGAAGCATCATAGGCAATATCAATGTTTGATGCCGATACGCTGCCTGATGACTTACCGATCAGCAGGTCGGTAATATCGTAATAGCGGGCATTTCCACCGCTCACCACGCCAAGGTTTGCCGGGGAATAAATACGGCTCAGCAGAACGTCGTCGCCAATTGTCAGGCCATTTATATAATCGGCAACAGCCTGTTTAATCTGCTCGCCGATTTGAGATGTATACCCGGTAAACACTTTCAAGGTAATAGCTACGAAAATTGGCACATCGGTAGAGCGCGAAAAACTGATGACGTGAGGATTACCGTAAGTATCCGGCACCGTGACAGAAGTTTTACCGTAAGTTGCGGTTCCCTGCCCTTTATTCCCTCTGATGGTCTGTGCTATTTCGGTAACATCGCCACCATCGACGATGGCGGAAATTGAGTGTGGCGGCAGCCCGTTGCTGTCGGTTGCTCCTGTGTCGTTCTCATACAGCTTGTGACGTGTCACGCCAGTAATATTAGCAATTGCGCCGTCGACGCCTTCAAACGGTGTGATCGATGGTAGCGCGACGCTTTGCCCCTGCCGAATGCGCAGCTCTGCGTCGGTTTCGGCTGGTGAACCGACAGTAGCCGCAGCAGGGTTGGTTACCGACACCCAGCCACGAGTCGGTGTGTTAATGGTGGTAATAGTCCCGGCCATCGCCGCAACCGAACCGCTATTCGCACATGTGGCTGTCACCAGTACAGTACCATCAACGCCGATCGCCACACTCGCGGGAAAATTCCAGATAATGCCGTTTTTATCCCGTGCGGAGCCATTCGTGATAGTCGTGCCCGCCGTACCGGTTAACAGAAGGTCAGCTGTAGAATTTGTCGCTACTTTTCGCGTGATCCCGTTAATTTTCACATTACTGCTAAGCGCTGCGGCCTGCGCTGTCGTCGGTGAAAACGAGTTGTAGATCTCGATAGCGGTATTGTTAGCATCATGCACAGCCAGAGCCACCAGCGCGACCATTTGCCCATCTTTGCTGTCTGGTTCGAGGTAGGCATCACTACCGTAAATCTGCCTGAAATAGCTGGTCAGTGTATCGAGGATTGTCTGGTAATCAGGCGCACTAATCCCCTGGGCGGTTACCGTTGCCGATAGCCCCAGCGTGTCGAGGTTCAAAGCCATTTATGCCTCGCTTGTTACAGTCGTCTGGCCGTAGATTGTGTCAATGGAGGAAGTGAAGGTGACGCGACGGCTGGTGCCGTCATAATTGGTATCGAAGGAAAGAATCGACAGAACGCCCGGTGTGTCCTGTATGCGTTCACGTATAGCCAGGATGTAGACGTCAGATCGCTGTTTACCAAGCACCGACTGAACATACGGCGTGCCTTCCGTCAGATCGAGAAACCACTGACCGCGCCACAGCTCGAAGCGGGTTTTTACTGCCTGGGCGACACACTCCGGGCTGTCGATAAGGAAGGTATCGTCACCCTGCCCGAAAGTGTAATCGCCGTCAGCATCTTCGCGACGGTATCGCATTATTGCGGCCCTCCAGTAGTTCCCCCGCCTGTCTGAACTCCGCCATGTTTATGCGTGGCGACACTTATACCTGAAGCTGTCACATCATTCGTTACCGTAACCGGCCCAAGCATCGTCGCAGTACCACCACTTTCTCCCATTCCCTGAGACAGGTTACCGTTAATCGTTACGTTGCCGTTCAGCGTGATAGTCGGGGATGTGATTGTCGTTCCACCTTCAGCCGTAGCCGTAAGCTGGCCCGGCGTTTTAATGGTGATGTTATGTCCTGCGGCGACCTCTACGAACGCCGCGCCATCATCGGTTCGCAGCTGCGCGGCGCTAGTACTGATACCGCTGATTTTCTGTGCTTGCGACTGCGGGCCAACGATGGCGAACGCATCAGACAAGTCATGCTGGCGCGGGTCGACGGTCTCCTGAACGCCGCCGCTCTGCCACCAGAAATCTATGCATCGGTCAGCAAAGATCAGCAGACACTCGTCGCCTTCTTTTACCGGAAAGGTCAGCGTGCAACCGCCGCCGCGCGGAAAGATAACCGGCACATCCACCAGCGGTTTTAATTCGGTAGAGCCATCGCCAACAATACCGCGAAGCGCCACCTCTACTGTGCAGGTAACAGTATTAGGATCGAACGACTGAATGATGCCAGGCATCGCTACGCGCATCTGGGTAGACACCGAATCGGCAATGGCCTGCGCGGTCTGCTGCTCTCCGCCGATCTGTGATTGAGTTGGAATTGGCATAAAAACTCCATAAAAAACCCGCTCGGCGGCGGGTTACTGATCAAATGTCAGGGTTTGAGGGCTAATTTGTCCGTGCTATTTATCTTCTTTGCAGCCCTGAATGTAGGTCTTGCTTAAAACCACGGTAACGTCGTGGTTCGTAGCGAGATACAGGCTGCCAAGAAAAAGCCGCAAGGCAATTTTTAGCTTCTCACGATAGGGGCCGGATACCTTTATGCCAAAATCAGAAACAACCATAAAATTTACTCCAGCAATAGGCAAAGAATTGCTCTCCATAATCCAGGATAACATACCTGAAAGCGACTATAAAATACGCAGACGAATCAGAACTGCTGACTCAATTAATGCGGTTGGCACGCTCGTCGACATAACTATCATCGTAGCCACGTCGTCACCTGCTTGTATAGCCATTGCATCTATCGCAAGAAAATGGATACAGACCAGATCATCCAAAAAAATAACAATGACCACAGAGAAAGGTAAAATCGAAGTAGAAAACCTGACGTCAAAAGAACTGATTGAAGTAATGGAGCAGTGCAAGAACATCAGCTTCAAAGAGGAATAACTTGGCGCGCCGGTCAACCCGGCGCTTTTTCTTTATACCTACTTCACCTTCACGCAGTCGTATGTTGCATACTGACGCGGCGCATCCATGCTGGCTTGCAACCACTGTGCGTTGAGAATTATCTTGCCGTTTCGATTGATGTACTCAAGACCAACCCATCTTCCAGGCTGATCGGTAGCCATGCGCCAATCCATCTTGATATTGTTATAATCGCCTTTGTTTTTCAGGAAGGTGATTTTTTGCATTTCTGGCTTTGCGCCATTGATTCTGGCTAAGCCATCATCTGCCCAATGGATTTTAAAATCACCACATTGCTGATCCGCAAAAGCGGGTGCTGATATAAGCACCGCGAACACGGTAACAGTGCAAAGTAAATGTCTCACGGCCCCACCTCACTAATTCGTCGTCCCTTGCATTGCTTTCGGGCTATAAAGATCACGAGCGCCACGCGCAAAACACATCAAATCCATGTACCACGCCTGACCTCTGGTGTCGCCAGTATAGTCGATAGCTTTGACGATATAAACGCCATCTGTCGCAATGCTGGCAGCCTGTTGTTTGCTGGGTAACGTGTCACTTTC